TCAGACGAGGAGGGGTTTTCCTATCCAATTTGCTTTTCCGGTTCGCGAGAGCGAAGAAAGATATCTGATCATCTCCAACTCTTTCTTTTGCTCTGTGAGATATTGGATGATTGGCTCGTGAAGTTCCTGACACTCTGGCGCAACGTCTACAGCCCTTTGCGTCAGCAAGGGCAGCGCTTCATCGGTCCCTAGCGCTTTCATCCGGTTCAGTGTTTCCTCGGTCAAACGGCAGAACTCATCCCGGTAACGGCTGCGGTACTCCTCCAGCCAGGGGGCGCTTTTGGTATAGGCCATCAAGGGGGCTCGGAATAATTCCAGAGCATCCATACAGGCTTTCAGACCCTCCGGATCATTCAGGTTATAAGATGGCAACGAACTCAAGATATCCCCGAACTCATCAACGTCTCGTTTGAGGATATAGGAGGGATTGATCTTGTATATGCCTTTGTGGTAGCTAATAAGTCCGGTCTTCTTATTCAGTTTCAACGGCTCCAGGGCGCTTCTGGCCCGCGTCAGCCGGATCGTCACGGTAGCCTGCGGATTAGAGTCCGGGCTCATGGGTGGCCACAGCTGTAAGATCTCATCCGTTGTTATTTCTTTCCGGGGATTCATCAGTAGATATTTCAGTAAAAGAAACGGCGTCCTGGAACGATTTTCAATGAGATGACCATAAATGTTACGTAGCTCAACATCACCAAAAAGCTTGATATGAACTATATGAGGATCCTCGGATAGTTCTTCACACCCTGTCATTTCTTTCAGTTTGGGATCCTGAACAGCATACAACCACTTGGCTTTATCGGTAGAAATCAGCGACTTCACGTGCTGGATTAATTCCTTCCCCAACTGGTTATCCATCAGAAACTCAATAATATCTCTATGCAGTGTTTCGTCCTCAGGAACAAGCATGAGTGCTTGGGAACAAAGCGGCTGCACCGGTTCAGTAACGTTCATTGCTCTCATCCGCTTCAGCATTTCACGACCCAAGCGGATAAACTCACGCAGATAATAATTCCGGTACCCTGTCAACCAAGGTGCATTTTTGGTATATTCTAACAGAGGGCCGCGAAACAACTCCAGGGCATCCTGGCAGAGCTTCAGACCTTCCGGATCGGTCAAAGAGAAGTTTTCCGATTGTTTCAGCAGTGATAAAAAAACATCTGTGTCAAAACGCAATGTGTAATCAGGATTAAGGCTGTATTTTCCGGCTTGGAAGTTTATGAGGCTATTGCCACCTTCCGGCTGAAGAAATTCCAACGTTTCTCGTAAACGGCGCAACCGAACCCTACCTGTGCAGCCGACCACCGGCCTATCGTTCCATACTTGTTGGAGCACTTCTTCCTGATCGACTTCTCGCTGAGGCTCCAACAACAAATATTTCAGCAGCAAAAAAAGGCGTGGTTTGTCCCCACGGCTCTCGACCAGGCAACCTTGTTCACTCTCCAATTCCAATGCCCCGAATAAGCGAACATCAATCACTGTGCTTATTGACGTACTCATGTCCTGTCACCTTTTCCGTTCAAATCTGAGCGTATTTTACCACATTTTTCAAAATGTTTCAATATAAAGAAAGCCCCCGGAGTTTCCTCCGGGGGCAATTCTTATGAAGTTAAATCGGGTGATTTAAAATCAATTAGTAAGCGATACGAACGGTCACCTTGGCGAAACCAACCAGCTCGCCGTACCAGATGGTCACATCAGCCTCGGCAATCTCAACACCGTGGCCGTCGTTGGGAATGTTGTACTTGCCCATAGCAACGGTAACGTCGTAAGAGGCAGCGGCGTAGATAGCCTCAACCTCATCAGCAACCTGGCTGGTGATGGAATCTTCGGCATCAACATAGACAGTGGCGCCATTGATGGCAGCAACAATCTTATTCAGCTCAGCCTTAGCATCGGCATTAGCAACCTGACCAGCGGCATAGGCAGCATCCCAGATGTTCTGGATACCAGTGCCGAACTCCTTCTTTTCGTTATCGTTCTTCACGATATCTTCGATCTCGTCAGCGGTCTTAGCGGCCTTGACGTTCTCGATCTCCTTATCCAGAGCGGCGACGACGTCCTTGTGGTCAGCAGCAATGCGGTTGGCCTTAGCGGCGGCGGCAGCATACTCACGCAGAGCGGCGATGGCGGCAGCCTGATCGGCAGTAACGCTACCCTCACCAGCGATCTTGTCATACAGTTCCATGGTCAGAACATCGTCGACCAGAACAGCATAGACAACTTCCTTATCGGGAGCAAAGAAGATGTAGGTCTTGCCCTTGGACAGGGTCAGAGTCTCATCATCGTCATCCTCGGTGGTGATGCCGTTGTAACGGGTACCCTCGTAGATGTCGTAGACAACAACGGTCTCAGCATCGTAGTACAGGACAGTGTTATCAGTGGTCACAACATAGTCCTTCAGCTTGGCAGTACGGCCCAGAGTGCCGACATAGATGTCATAAGCGCCATACTTGTCAGCGGGAATGCTCTTGATGTAAGAGTCGCCTTCCTCATCCTCGGTGTTCCAGTAGAAGTCCAGAACATCAATGCCGTCCTGCTTGAAGCTGTTGTACTTGTCGCCGTCCTTGTTGATGACCTGCAGGGTGTCCAGAGTGGCATCGGCAGCGATGACGTCCAGAGCAGCATAGTCATCATAGGTCTTGTTGACAACGTCATAGCCCAGAACCACGTCGCTGTTCATAGCGAACACGGGATACTTGGTCTCGATAACGATGACATCAGCAACCCAGTACTTGTAGACATCCTCGTCCATGTCATCGCCGTCGAGGTTGCCGTACTCGGAAGAAACGTTGGTAGCAACAGCGTAGGTGGCGTAGATCTCGCCAGCCAGTTCCTTGTTCACGTCGTAGCTGTTCTTGTAACCAACAACAGTCTCAACGACGGGATAACCGTTGGCGTAAGAGACATAGTAGAAGACAGTGTCGCGGTTGGCCTGAACCTGAACGGACTCCTTGGTGGTAGAAACCAGCTTGCCGTCGTCATCATAGGTTCTGATGACATACTCACCAGTGTAAGCGGTCTGACCAGCTTCCCAATCCTTGTTGCCCATCTCGATGTCGACATAGTCGGAGACGACGTAGTCCTTGTTGCCCTTGTGGTCATAATCCCAGGTCTGGGCAGTGTACAGGGACAGAACACCTTCATCATCCATGGTGTAGCGAGCAACGTTGGTGTTTGCGTTCTTATCGTCGGCGTACTCGATCAGCTTGCCCCAGTTGTTATTGCTGACACCAGTGTTGTCGATGAACAGATCCCAATCGGTGGAAGAAGAAGTCTTAACGTCGGTATCGGTGATCTCGCCATCCAGATAAGCGTCGACAGCGGCGATCTTGCCGTAACGGTCGTTAGCATAGTAAGCATCGGTCAGCAGGACCAGCTCACCAGCATCAGCCTTGTCACGGCCAAACAGACCGATGTTGCCGAAGAAGTCCTGATAATAAGTGTACTCAGTCTCCTTGCGGGCAGCTTCCAGCTCATAGTAGTAGTCCAGACCCTCAACGACATCGATCTCAGTCTGATCGTAATCCTCACCATCAACGGTCAGGGTCTTGTTCTTGTAAGCGTACTTGTCGACTTCGCCAGAGAACTCATTGGCGGCCTCAACATAATAGGTGCCATCGATATAGGTGTAGACAACGATGTCGCCCTTAGCCAGTTCGGAATCGGTGGCAAAGTCTTCGGTAGCAGAAACATCAACCAGAGTCAGCTTGCTGCTGGTGATCTTGCTGACGGAAGACATGGTGAACTCGGTGACAAAGACGAACTCAGCAGTGCCGTCATCGTCGTTATCAACAACGCGCAGCCAATCGCCCTTAGCGACGTAATCGTCAGCCTCATAAGCCTTGGTGCTCTCGAAGTTCTGATAGTAGACAGTCTTGCTATCCAGCTTGATGCCGTCGATGTTGGCCTTCTTGATGGTGACAGCGCCGCCGCAGGAGAACTCAGTGTTCACGCCGTCATCGGTAGCGTAGACAACCAGATCCTTGGAACCGTCTTCGACAGCCCAACCACGACGATATTCACCGATCTCGGTCAGGTCGGTAGTCCAGTTCTTGAAGACATACTCGCCATCATTGATCTTGGTGTTGGAAGCGCTCAGGGCAGCCTTGCTGTACAGGTCAGCGTACTCGTTAGCGGTGATGATACCTTCCCAAGCGTACAGGCCGAAGTACTTCCAGCCCATCTTCTGATAAGAAGCGGTGGGCAGGTTGGTACCGGTCAGCAGACCGTTGAAGATAACGGGAGCGATGGTGCCGTAGGTGTAAGCCTCGGTCAGAGCGTTCTTGACCATGACGGCAACCCACTGACGGGGAGCGTAGCCGGTGGTGTTGTAGTTGTAGTCATTCAGCAGGCCGATGATGGAAGCATCGGACAGGACCTGCTTGTCCCAGCCAGCGCCGATGTAGCCACGGTTCTCGGCAGAGTAACCGATAGCGGTCAGCAGCATCTTGGCAGCCTCAGCGGTGGTGATGGGGGCGTTGGGAGCGAAGGAGCCGTCGCCACGACCCTGCACCAGCTTAATGGTAGCGCAGTAGTTGACGTAGCCCTCGTACCAATCGCCAGCCTTAACATCGGAGAAGATGTTGGCGCCGGTGTAGTTGATAGCCTTGTCATCCTCGCCATAGTTCAGAATGACGTAGATGATCTTAGCCATCTCAGCACGGGTGATGGTGGCTTCGGGGTTGAAGTTGCCCTTGTCGTCGCCCTTCATGATATCCAGGCTGTACAGCAGCTGGACGGCTTCCTCGCAGTCTTCGTCAACCTTGGCAGCGTCGCCGTAGGGAGCGACGGTGTAGCCAGCGATGGCGGAGACGGAGAGGACCATGGTCAGAGCGAGGACCAGAGCGAGCAGCTTTTTGATGTTGCTCATAGGATGGTTTCCTCCTAAAAAATATATTTGCAAACCTCAGGAATTCTTTCCGTTTGTCCGAACCGGCACACATACCGTGACTAGTCAGACCCGTATCTGTTCCGGATAGAACAGCAGGGCGGTTTTCCTTTGGCTTACATCAGAATAAAGAAATGGATTTTGCGAAAGAGGGGATATGCAGAGGAATAATACCTTGTGGGGTATTTTTATGGCTTCATTTTATTCACGATCTTTAGTAAAGTCAATAATTCTGGCAGAAATGTAATAATCATGTAACATTAGGCCCAGTTTGTTACGACTGAGCCTAATTCCTTTATACGATATCTTCATCCACCAGCTTCGCGATCTCTTCTGGAGACTGCGCTGCCGCCAATCTGGAAGGCGGGGCGAATGTATAGGTTTTGGTATCGGAATAACCCAGGTTCTTCATCACGAATATTTTCCCGGACTGGTTCCCTGGCTGTACAACGCCGGTCTCCAGATATTCACGGATGACGTCCTTGGCCCATTCCACCACGTCACCAAACTCATCACGGAGTCCGTATAAGCGGAGAGCTTCAGAAGTCATGCCCAACGCTCGGGCTAACCCTGGAATGGTCGGTGCCGTCTTCCAGCTGTAATCCATCTGACCGGTCGTGGGATTATGTACGGCTACCAGGAGACTCATAAAATAATCATTACAGACGGCTTCCATTTCTTCGGGGGTTTGGTAGATCCGTTTCCGGCCGGGGCCTCCCCTCCCCCCCTTCTGGAAATAACCTTGTCGTAATCGCTTAGGGTCCGGTGCCGAAACAGCGCCTTCCGGAAGATCTTCCGGATTCACGACCGGTACCGCCACATTATAGTCTGGAATGTCTTCGATAATCTCAGCATCAACAACGATTATCTCATCATCGCTCATGTTCCATCACCACTCTATAATAAATAGTATGTTTGCATTTACTTCGAGGCGAAGCCGGTTGCGCAGCAACTCGATACGGTCCCGCCGGTAGGCGGTGGCCAGGATCGAGGATAGGGGTCATAGGGGGTATCCCCCTGAAAGCCGTCGAGGGAGGTGGTTTTTCCACCTTCCGAAGTAAGGCAGTGCTCGTTAATGTATATAATTAGGTGTTTTTAGGCTGCGGTATTCTTTTTCGCCGCATCGTAGATCCCCTGCATGACATACAATGTAGGTGGAAGCGCCAGCCCGTTTCCCCACATTTTATATTCTGCGCTGTCCGTTCCGAGCTTGTTATACCATTTCAACATTTGTGCCTTGGTATAATCCTTGACCATTTTGCCATTGATGGCGGCGTGGGTGTTTCGAATATCCAGCCAGAAACGGTATTCTTCATCAGTGAAGTCTTCCTTCCAGTCAATATCGCCCCAACGGTCTGCAAAGCCTTGCAGCCTTGCACACTCGGTCGGCGTCAGGCGGCGAACGATATAGCGAACCCGGACAGCTCCGGAGAAATTGAGGGATTGGCCACCGTTCGGTTTGGCTTGGAGCGTAGGGTATAGTTCTGGGTACTCATTCATGTTGCGGCAATCCACACCGAATGCCTCTTCCCTGCTGACAATCACATTAGCCTTTGTCGAATCTCCGCCACATGGCGTCCGTAACGTGGCTGCGATTTCCTCGTCATTCCACCAGCCCTGACCTGTGTTCTGAAAGCCGTTCTGCTCAATGACCAAATCGGTTGCATCCTTATAATCCCTGGCTTTCAATCCGCTGGCTTGGTCACTTTCTTTATAATCACCAAAGCTCTGCATCGAGAAAGCGGTGACGTGGCGGTCTGTGGCATTCAGTGTATGGGCAACATCTTTCGATATCCCCATCCCATTTTGCTTGGCTTCACGGTCCACAGTATTGCCCTGAATACTGTAAGCTGGTTCGACTACAACAGCGGTATAGTCTGAAATATGTCCGTTATGGTCACCGGTGATCGTGCTGACAATCTGGCCATCACCATTGCCTCTGGCATCATAGACGGCAGCCACCACGGATGGGGCGTGTGCCTGAGATGCAAGTGGATGGCACGGATCTCCCCATTTCGGATGGCAGCCGTTCTGGGGACTGGTGACCTGTGTGGTGTCGAATGGCAGAGCTTCCGTGATACATACCGATGGGATACTGTTTCCACCAGCCTCTGCCGCGATTGTCGGGGTGCGTTCCTCTTCATAACCGATACTGCGAGCATTTACACCTTGGCCAGCCTTGAAACCCGCGGCCTGGACGATAATATTGGCGCCATTCCCCTTATCTGGCTGTGGTGATCCATCATGCCGAGCCGATAGGGTGTGAGCTTTTTGTGGCCAGCAGATCCACGGTTGATTATTCCCACTCATGCCGGCCGCGGCTGTAATGGTAGGACATACCCCATTCTCTGTGATTTCGGCGCCCCCTTGTTGGGTAGCCATACAGATAATCGGGGTGTCAGCCGTTCCTTCTTGGGGATGACTTTCGTAGGCGATAGGCTGCATCACACATGGATATCCCTGCCCTGCTTGTCCACCTCCTGTTGATAACGACGTATGCCGTTCTTTTGAGAGGAAGCAATCTCCGTTTCCTTTGGTTACGACACCGTATGTGACTGCCTGATCGTCTCCTCTAATGCCGCTTTCAGTTCCGGTGGCAACGTCTTCCCACGGCGCTCGGCCCGTCGCATAATCCCCTCGCAAGCCTTCGCGCTCAAAGAGTATTTCCCCGGCACATTGACCTCCAAAATCTGCTGCAAGGTATATACGTTTTCTGCGCTGAGGGGTGCGGGGCCAGTATTGCGTGTCAAAAACTCGGTAAGAAAGACTCCATCCGTCTCCCCGGAAACTGTCTGCGTATGCCCATCCTTTTTCCGGAACGTCAGGCATAACGGCATCCGGCTCGACAATTTTGATAAGTTCTTCGAGGACGACGCGGAAGTCCTCCCCTTTGTTGCTGCTGAAGGCACCCGGTACGTTTTCCCAGAGTGCGAATCTCGGATAATTGTCATCGGTAGCTTTCCTCATTTCTTTAATAATTCGGACGGCTTCCATAAACAGTCCACTTCTGGTCGTTTCTTCATCACCATGGCCCTCATGTTTCAGGCCAGCCCTCTTCCCTGCCACCGATAAATCCTGGCAAGGTGAACCAAAGGTGATGATATCCACCGGCGGGATCTTCCCACCGTCTATCTTGCTGATATCGCCCAAGTGCTGCATATCAGGAAAACGGCTGCGGGTCACAGCGATGGGGTAAGGTTCTATCTCAGAAGCCCACAGCGGTTTGAAACCACACATACTGCCGGCCAGCGGAAACCCGCCTGAGCCGTCAAACAAACTACCTAAAGTCATGCTCAATCGCTACACGTCCTTCCTTTAGTTTCAGCCTGTAAGACAGATAAAGCACACCAAGACAATCACACTCCCCCAAAAAGCTCTTCGTATAATATCTAGGTAATCCATGACTTTATCTCCTTAGTTAAACCATTTGATGTAAGTGGGGCCGATGTGACCCTTCTGCCAGATATACCAGGCATAGGCCACAGTGGAACTCCCTTCAAACACGCCGTTTTTTCCGCACTGGAGTCGACTGGAGCTGACGTATACCGTCATAGGCGGGTTATCACGGAACAGAATGCGGCGGGCCTGACCCTCCAAAAATTGAAGTTTCAGAAACATTGCCACTTTCCGACCCGGCTGAACCAGTTCCAGCGCCTTTTGGACAAACTCACGGGCGTATTTATAGGGCGGGTTCGTAACAATGTCGCAGTCGTAGCCGTCATTGCGAGGCACAACCGAAAGGAAATCCACGCCGCCTTTACCATAGCCCCGGTCGATCAGATCGGTCGCCACCACTTCATAACCATGCGCTTTGAGCACTTCGGCCATGTGACCTTCGCCACAGGCTGGCTCCCAGATTTTATCGGAAAACTTCTCCAACTCCAGAAGCAGCTCCGTCGCTTTCGGCTCTGTCGCATAGTAATCGTTTGTTTCGTCATATTTGGCGCAACGGAAGTTTCCGCAGTAGCTTTCCATTATGGTGTTTCCTCCTATCAGAAGCAGTTTTCCAACTGCATGATCATCTTTTTCAGTTCACGGCATTTCGGGCAGTCGCCCTCTTCGATCTCTACATTCAGCCATGCCAAAGCCTTGCGAGAGCGTTCCATAGAGTTCAGCATCCCTTCCACTTTGCTAAACTCAGTGATCAAGCGTTTCTTTTCCTTACGTGCGGTTTCTTTATCCAACGCGCCACTTCTTACCTGGCTATATAACCCGCGGATAGCTACATACAAGGCCATCTCCCCTGTCGTTAGACCTGAAGGGATAGATTTGCCATCTGCAGCGGCGCGTTCCAGTTGTGTGGTCCATGCCATTTATAAAAGCTCCCCTTTCATAAGTGTGGTGTTAGGCGGTGGCGGTTGCACACGGCGGACATAACAAGTTTGGATGCCGTACTCCCCACAACGGGCGCGGCCACCATTTTTATCATAAAGAGTCCATCCTGGCATTCCACGCATCAGCTCATGGAGCTCGTTCACTTCACGCTTGCTTGGCGTTTTAGAGCCTCCTAGCGCCTCAAAAGAGATCTTCGGTATACAAACCCTCTCTGCGGTCGTTTGGGCCAAATACGCCGAAATTAGACCCTCTCGGCTATCTTCTTCCAAGTACCGAGCAAGTTCCTGGTTCTGCATCGCCAAAAACTCGCCTGTGACCGCCAGTGTGTAATCCTCGTTCTTGTAGATCCAGACAGCTTCGGCCACCATCTGCATAAACTCGTTTGTGGACTCTTCGGAATAATCGAAAATCAGATGGTTCTTAGTGGCCATATTCTTATTGCATGTGACCGGAAGATACCTCCTGTTTCCGGTACGGTCGGTCAGCATATATTTTTCGTTTGTTGTTGCCGCAAAACAGCAGCGGCGTTTATGATTCTCAAATCTCCGGCCGTAAGCGGGCCGGAACGTATCGACCCGACTTACAAGAAAGGACTTCGAAAGTTCACGCATATCGCTCCGTTTCTGGGCTAACATCTCATCGAAGACAACGACCCATTTCCCGCGGAGCACCTGCAGGGCATCTTTATCATCAATACGGGCAAGGTTTTCAAGGAAAAAGTCAGTGTCCGGACAAAATCGGGAGATGAAGGTGCTCTTCCCTACCCCTTGCCCTCCATAGAGCAACAGTACCTCATCCAGCTTGCAGCCTGGCTCGTACCCTCGCGTGACGGCGCCCACCAACCAGTGTTTCAGAACCCGTGCGGACCATTCCGACTGCTCCACGCCCAGATACTCATTCAGCGCGGTGGCGATGCGGGGCTTGCCGTCCCATTCCAACCCATCCAGGAAGTCTCTCAGAGGGTCAGTGGCGCAATGTTTCGCAGCCTCCGTAAGGGCGTCATTGACCTTTGTATGGGCAATATCCACCACATAATTCTCCACATAGTTTCGAAGCATCGAATCGTCCGAGTTATCCCAGTCGCGCGGGCCGGGTTCACTTGGCCATGGCAGCTGCCCCCGGACACGAATCGTACAGCGGAAAGAATCGTAGTAAATCCGGTCGGCCAAGGTTGGATCTTGCTGGAGGATACGAAGGGCATTCCGAGCCGACTTTTCATACCCATTTTTGGTCGGGATCAGAAGCACATCGTGGGGTCCGACCGGGACACCGATATCGCCTTCTTTCGGAACGACCGTTGTTATAGGTTCAGAAGGCGCATTCATAGCTTGCTCCGGCCGGGGGCTGTATTGACCCATTACACGACTCAACGCACACTGGATGGTTATTTCTCCATAGGTGCTGCTCCCTGTTTTCCGGTCCCATTTTTCTCGCATAAGTCCGGAACTTCTAAAGATTCGGTCAATTTGGTGCGCATCTTTGGTATAGAACGCCAGGAGGTTGCAAAGGGCCAAATCCGCTTTGCTGTGGTCTCCGTCGTACCCCATGGTATTGCCGGACATGAGGGTTCGAAACAGGTGGCCGTTACTGGCATTTTCTGCCCTCATGCAAAGCTCCTGATCGCTCAGACTGACAGCTGGAAGATGAGTTTCCTTCGTCAAAATCTGATTTTGCGGAACATCACGGCACATAAAAAGGTCAAGGACTTTCTGTAACTCCTCTGTGCGGTTTTCTATCCCGCATGGATGTACAGTATTGCCCGTGACCGTAACGTATTTGTTTGTGAAGCCGGAAACATAGATTTCCAGACCTATTTTTTGATGATTGATATAATATTTATCTTTCTCGTACCGAAAACCAGGTGCTCGAAACAGGATGCGCAAGCCTTCCCCTGACGGACTGATTTCGGTATAGCTGTCCATTATGGAATATACTTTTTTGGCAAGCTCACTGAAGACGCCGTCCTGAATACAGTGATCAATGTCTATGGCACAGATTTCATCAAAGATCCCGATGCCAATTCCGTCATATCCCTTCATATCTCTGGCGAAAACGGCTTGCTCAAAGGTTCCGAATGTGCTCCGGTTATTGGACATCGCACGCCCGGAAGAGAGCGGATTATAAGGAACCTTTGTGGGTTTCCCATTCCGATCCTCCAGTTTCCAACAACACCAAAGCGCATGATTGCGGAGCGATTCGGGAATATTCTGAACGTTTACTTTCACGTTGAATCACTCCTGCTATGTAGTTTTAACTATTCTAGTACCCGAAAAGCATCTGTTTTCGGATGACGGGGTCTCCATTCTGTAGGAGCAATGGATAACTTACACGTGCCATATTTATCTCCCAATGGACAACCGGCACACCCGTTTTGTTGGTCCTCACAAAGACGCTTTATATACTCTAAAGAATCTTGCAGCTTGTCATAGTTGATCGTCACGATAACGCCTCCCTGTTATTGACAAAATCAACAGCCTCCCTCGCCGAGCGGGCTACGCAGACGGGGAAACCATTGCGGTTTAACATCGCATGGAAACGTTCCTGTTCCTTGCTTAATTTACCTGTGTCTGTTTTAACCTCAATAAAAATAGTCGTTTGGCCTGGGCCTATGTATAGTAAGTCGGGAAAGCCTTTCGGCAACCCTTTATATGGTCTGAGATTTTTTAATATGTGCTGCCCATATTCCGGGCTGAAAATCTTATCTCCAGCATATGCAGATCCAGCATTGGTGCGGAAAATGACTCCTTTGCAATGTTCTGAAACGAGTTTTCGCACTTCGTCCTGGATTCTGTGCTCGCTTTTGGACATTTAGCATCTCTCCACGAAAGGTGTATTTAAAATACGCTTATAGATAGGAAAATATTTGTACTTGCGTATTTTTAATACATCATGATAGTAATATAGATATTAATCATTAGAATAGTGGTAATTCTTGGAGGTCTTACATTGGCAACAACAGGTGAAATTATTAAACTAATCCGCGCCCAGAATAACTTAACGCAGGAAGAATTAGGCGATATTCTGGGCGTGAAAAAATCAGCAATCCAAAAATATGAATCAGGAGCAATTGTCAATTTCAAAACTGACGTGCTACGTAGATTTTATCTGCGCTTCGGCGTATCCCCTTGGTTCTTGATATTCCCGGAAGAAGTGAATATCGAAAGTTTTGATTCGTGTTTCATGCCAAAACTATTAGAACTAAACCAAGAAGGGCGAAATCGTGTAATCCAATACGGTTATGATTTGTTGCTAATCGACAAGTACCGCCAGTATCCTCAGGAGGAATAGCTTGTCTTAGTATGGGTACCCTCTCAGCCTGGCCCGTATTCTGGCCCATCCCCTACCATACCCATATACTTTTTCTATCCGGAGCAGGTCTTCGAAACACCGGGCATTCCGAATATCTATGGCAACTCGGGCTTTTCTGGCTTGCTCGGCTTCGAACTTTTCTTTGTCGATACAAGCCAGCGCCACCTCACGCATTTGCTTGATTTCACGTGGCTTCAACTCATACTCTTCCCCACAAAACGGGCAATTCGGAGCCGTTTCGAAGGTTTTGAAACAGTACCCACAAACACGGAGCGTGAGAGATCCATCCGGGTTAAACTCTCTATTAGGTTTTATATTAGAAACTATATTCCATTCTCTATTAGAACTCGGAAGGTTATGCCGTGAGTAGTTCCCACAGAAATCTAAGATAACAGCCCGTTTGCCGTCCATATACCGAAGGCAGCGACACGCTTGCTGGATATACAAAGCCAAGCTATCTGTGGGTCTGAGCAGCATACAGCACTCACACTCATCCACACTGATCCCTTCCGAAATGATGTTGCAGCTGGTCAGGATTTGAATCCCTTTTTCACGGAATTTTCGCATAATCTCTGACCGAGCCGCTTTGCTCATGGAACCGTCCAAACTGGCTGCAGGGATTCCGGCCGCATTGAACATGTCAGCCACTTCCCTGCTGTGCCTTACGCTCACACAGAACGCAATAGCCTTCTTCCCTTCCGCAAACTTCCGATAGGATTTCAATACATCGCCATAAATGGTGCGGTTACATACCAAGTCTTCCAGTTCATTGGCAGCATAGTCGCCGGCACGCTTTTTTACATGGAATAGATCCAGCTCGCAAGGCGCGTAATAGTCGTAAGGTGCCAACCGCCCTATCGCTTCCAATTCCTTATGTGTGATGCCTTGAACAAGCGTTTCGAAGGGTGGGTTAAGCGGGCGACCATCGAGTCTTACCGGCGTGGCCGTAAACCCAACTGTCCATGTATTGTAATGCTCCACAACCTTTTCCCAACTGGCCGCACGGGCGAGATGGCTTTCATCCAGAACTAACAAAAGAGGGGTTTTGTGCTTCCCCAGGCGGCGGGCTTCCGTAAAAACGGATGCGATCCGAATACGGGAGGTGTCTACTCCATACCCGGCCAGAGTTTCGATATGCTGGTTCATCAGCTCAAGCCGGTGGACCAGCATCAGGCACTCCCCTTCCCTATTGCCATCCAGGGCAGCCTGCATCATCGCGGCAGCAATGGCTGTTTTTCCGGCGCCACATGGAGCACAGACCAATACCCGGCGCTTTCCTTCTCGGAACGCTGCCTTTGTTTTGTTATATAGATCTTGCTGATAGTCTCGGAGCGTCAACAATCATACATCACCGCCAGGGTAGCGGTTGATTTTTTCTCCATGTTGAAGCCTAATGCATTCAGAAGTGCATCCTCCAGCGCTTCCAGGGCTGTATCGTCCAGCTTCGCATGGGGCGGAAACAAGGTTGATTTATCCGTCACACGGACTTGATCGCAGCGAATACGGCTGCGTATGCCGTCTATCACAATATCAATTTGATTGGAAAAACAACGGCGAGTGGTGTTCCTCGTCATCGGAATGATGACCACCGTACCTGATTTTTCGTTGTATGTATCGGACGATATGACCACAGCGGGCCGAGTTTCGTGTAACACGTAACTATCGCCACTCGGCATCGGGTCACGGTACCAGCAAATATCGCCTCTTCGGAAGGTGAAATCTCTCTCCAAATGAGATCCCTCCCTTAAAACGGTATGTCGTCGGTGATCATATCGTTTGTGGACTCAGCTGTTGATTGCTGCTTAGAATCCGCAAAATAAAGGTTGCTGGCGACTACTTCTGCGGAGGTGCGTTTCTTCCCTTCGCTGTCCTCCCATTTACGGATCTGAAGGCGTCCTTCTGCGACAACATTGCGACCTTTGCTCAAATAATTCTTGGCAAAATCAGCTTTGCTGTCCCAAGCGACCACATCGATCCAATCCGTTTCACGCTCGTTGGTTTGCTTATTTTTAAAATCACGGGCGACGGCCAGTGTGAAATTGGCTGCGCTCGAACCGGAAGAAACCTGTCTGATTTCAGGATCTTGCGCCAAACGGCCCATGATGATGATTTTATTCAAAGACATAGTAGCCCTCCTTGTAGTGGTTAATACTGGTTAATTTCTTTGTTCTGCGACAGTATGCGCAGTTCTCACATCGGGAAGGCTCTCGATTACCCGACTTAATTTCCTGATAAAGGGGCGCATTTTCTTCCAGGATGCGCAAACCTACCTCTAATTCGCTCTGAGGGACGTACAGGGCGGTTAAATCGGTTTCAGGCTCCTTGGATGCCCCGGCAAGAATAAACGGCTTGTAGGTGCCTTCTAGGGCCTGATATGCGGCTCCTTGCAATATGTATCCCCACGATTGGACCCATGTGACCTTTCGGCCCTCTTTTTCAGACCATATTGGCTCGAATGAGCGCATGACTTTCCCATCGACGATAGCCCCTATGCAAAAAGGTCCCCCCAAGACCTCTATGGTCTGGGGGAACTCTTCCATAATCACCTGACAGGTTTCGACATCCAGCAGGCTATCTATTTTTCCTTTGAATGGAACACCGGCGATTTCTCCCTGGAGCACGACTTGTTTGCGGCCGGATAGCAATAAAGAGAGCAGCCGATCTGACTGAATGCGTTGATAGATCTTCTCTGCTTGAGCGAACTCGGATTTTAAAGAACCATCTTTCTTGAAGATTGCCGGATGTTCCGAAACAAACCTTTCGAAAGATTCAGAACCCTCCAGTTTCGAGTCCACATAAGAACCTACCAGCATGGCCGTTGATGTCGGTCTGCTATAGAGTCCGAGAATTTCTGCATAAGCCGCAGCCTCACAGGTTTGAAAGGCTTTGAATTGGCTGACGGACATGTATTTCTGTGTGGCTTCGCATCCATAGTAATTTTCTTCAGTCAGGATCATCCCTGATTGTCCTCGCCTTCAGAAACACGCTTTTCTGCGCAAGGAGCACACATAGGAGCGCCAAACTTCTCAAGAGTGTATTTAGCAAGCGCCTCTATCGATTTGTTATAGGCGGGCTTAATTTCACCGCCACAAGCTGAACATTTTGGTGTAGATTTCATCTCTTTTACTTTGAAAGGCTTGACCCGTATCGCATCAACAACCTCTCCAAATGCTTTGACCTTTTCAGAGTAGACTTGAATCTTCACGCCTGGCCATTGCTCCAAAAATGGTGAATCAGCGACTTTGGATATGGCTTTGGCATTGGTTGCATTGACGATCATCTTGCCAGGGCCAACATCACCGTTATAACGAATAACAAGGCATTCTTCCTTTTTTCCGTCCGTTCCGACAACTTTTTCTACACCGGCAGCCGTGATGGTCAGCACCGGCTCTTCTCTTGGTTGGAGCGCCCAAGTGCCTAAATAATCGGGGTGTTGTGTCTGCTTCCAGTGTGTGAGCTTTTCAGTCATAGGGGCACTCTCCTTTCCATACTCAAAGTACCGTTAAACCATACAAAATGGGTCAAAAAAAACGGCCCTCGATTTGTCCGTCTAATTAAACGGTACCAAATCAAAGGCCGTAGAGCAATATTTTTTTGAAAATTATTTCAGTTATAATTATTTAGGTTTTGCTTGTCAAAAAATCGACAGCAAACTAAAGAACGTATTTTTTGCTATCAATGGTTTTTTAAATCGCTTTGAATAACACTTCTGAGCCATCCGAACGGTTTTTCCACCGGTTTTGTGGACGCTTTCATCAACAATACCTTGCTACGAAGATACTCAGCTAATCTGCATTCATAAGGAATATTGTCATGTGGATCAAATGGTACGATTTTGAGAGCCATAAAACGTAGTGCCTCTACTTGATCTCGGGTGAAGCCTTCCGGTAAGGCCTCGGTACAGATGGCCAGTTCGTCATCGGCATCAGGTACAGCAAACGGATCCGCAACCTGTGAGCTTTCGTCTTCTGGTTCTACTTCAACCTCAATCGTTTTCTCGTCCGGTGGAAGCTGCTTTATGATGGTTTTATTAGTAATCTTGAACTCAATTGATGATACAGATCGTCCTTTTCTGACGCTTTTCATCTCAACAGTAATATCTGTTACATCATTGATTTCTTCGACAGATTTCTTTAAAATAAGACCGTTAAATCTTTTGAACTCGTCGTAAGTCGGAGAAGTCGCACCAATAAGCTTTCGCAGGTTGTCCACTTCTACATTCCAGCCAAACGGTCTATCCTTCAGAATTGAATAAAGGCGAATGCTGTACTGACTACGCAAAGCAATAACATTTTTCAACTGATACCGCACATAACCGTCTTCGGCAATATCAAAAAAAACCTGTTTGAGCTTCGGATTACAATCAATTTCGACGACCGTTTGATTGGCTTTTTCGTCATATCTACATTTTGCCTCTGAAAACAGCGGATATTGCACATAACCTTTTTCATTGGGTAATTCAAGTGTTACAACATTCGCCAAAAGACCACGTGTATAATTTTTCAGCTGACTTGTTCGAAGGTCACCATCTAGCCCCATCAATTCAGCATATTCTTTCTTCGTGAAAATCACGTAAGAAGAGTCGGGATCTCTTGCATTGATGCGTGACAAATATGTATCCAGGATCTTTAACTCTCCGGTTCCATAATCCTTGAACTGTGCCCACACCAAAGCTTTTGATTTTTCGACTAAATTGTTCTCTTTAAGCATGATTCGACCCTCCTTACAGGCACTATACAACACATAAGTCATAATGTCAATATAAAGTTATGTCTTTTTGTGGTTGTAGGTAGTTGTTTTTTGGAGCTTGTCATACTATTTTGCCCTGCAAACTCTATGACCTTTTGCCTTTTACCCTTTATAACCCTGCAACTTCTATGACCTTTTACCTTTTATAGCCCTGCACCTTTTATGACCTTTTCCTTTTTGCCCTGTAACTTTTATGACCTTTAAATAGTTTCTTGAACTCCTACTTTTCTTCTTAACTCTGTATTTTGTATGGCTTTTTATCATCTTCACCCTATATCTTGTATGCTATTTTTCTCTTTTTTACCCTGTAACTTTTATGACCTTTAAACAATTTAGGCCTGCAACTTCTATGACCTTTTCGTTTTTTGGGCCTGCAACTTCTATGACCTTATTCTGTTTGCTCTGCAACTTTTATGACTTTAGGTATGTAAATTTTATAGCTTTACCCCTACAAGTCTATGTCCTTACCCCTACAAGTCTATGTCCTTACCCCTACAAGTCTATGACTTTAATCTTCGGAAACCCTTGAAATTACTGGCTTTATGCGTCCCTATAAACAAGAAACAAACAAGATAATAAATACTTTATAAATAAACTAACAAACAAGAAATTCTTTTTTTGCCCCTACATCGTTATGACTTTTCGATAGCGGTATAATGTAAGATACATCCGTTCGCCAGATTGCTGGTTAGTCTGTTTATTTTGATAAAAGGGGTTTAAGATCTATACAAAGCATGTAGGTTAGAAACTATGTTCACAAACAACTATGTTCCTAAGATTCATGTTAAATAAAAAGAACTTCCATCAAAAACACAACATATTTCTGTTGATGCTCTATTAACTTATTGATAGAAAATAAATGGAAATCTGTTAAATATATATTGGTTTACTAATGTGTTTCCATTAAAAAAACATTAGATAAATATTGAAATATTATCTGAAATGAAATGTAATCCTAATGTATTTCTAATATAAAAACAATAAAATCCTATTGCATATTCAATAGAAAAACAATGAGAATATATTGACATGCCGTTGAAAGTGTGTTATGTTTTTATTAAAAATATGTTGTTTTTCCAATAGAAAATCTATTGCAACTCTAATAAAACAGCCATTAGAGTTCTGTTGGAAACCCATTAGGAAACACAATTCAAATATTACAAACTATTAGCTTTCTAACAGACAAAACAATAGATTTCCAATAGAAAACCATTGTTTTTCCAATAGAATGGCTATTTCAGTTCTAATAGAACATCTAATACAATTCTATTAGAAACTCATTAGAAAATACAATCCAATTATTAAAACTATTGGTTTTCTAACAGAAATAACAATAGATTTCCAATAGAAAACCAATGGAGAAGAGGGGAACTCAAATGGCACTGGTGATCGCCACAACCGTTCAGAAAGGCGGAGTAGCTAAGTCTACAACAGCAAAAGAGGTCGGAGCCTATCTGGCTGAAATGAAAAAAAGGGTCCTGCTGATCGACACAGACCCGTCCAGAAATCTTTCCCGAAACCTTGGCGCAGATTTCAAAGCCGTAACGATCTACGATGTTTTGACCGGCGACGTGGAAACGGCAGACGCCATTCAGACCGTCCGGACCAACCTGGATATCATTATTGCCGACAAGCAGCTGGGTGATGCCAGCAACGATTTTGCTGAAGAGGATGATATCTACCGGCTGTCCGCGGCGCTACTGTCCGTCCGGGATCGATACGATTTCATCATCATCGACACGCCGCCTTCTGTAGGCATAATGCCCTCTATGGCGCTCTGTGCCGCTGATTATGTATTGATCCCTTCTTGGGCCACATCTGAATGTGCCCAGGGTATCGGCCAGCTTCACGAAAGCATCGAGGATATCCGGAAAAAGTATAACCCAGAAATGAAGATCATCGGCATTGTAATTACCATGTTCAACGGTCGCACCATATTCAATTCCAACATGGGAAAGGATATCGAAGCTATCGCAAAGCAGATCGGAACCAAGGTTCTGAAAACCCGCATCCGAACCGCAGTTGTTGTTCAGGAGGCTAATGGCTTCGCGCAAACCCTTTCGGAATATGCGCCCAAGAGCAAGCCGGCCAAGGACTATTACGCCCTTGTCAAAGAGATTTTGAAGGAGATGAAGTAAGATGGCAAAAACAAAAGCCGAATTGATGGCAGAAAAGATGGCAGAGAAACGCATTGCCCAGGAAGCTTTTGAAGCAGGCAAAACCGAAAACGTAACACCGGAAACGCCGGAACCCACTCAGAAGCCCGCGAAAACGGCCCAGGAGCCGCAAAAAGAGGCTAAGACGACTACTAACACCCCCAAGCCGAAAAAGCCCGTACAGGCCGCTTCTGAGCCTTCTATCGACATACTGGATCAGATCGTCGGAAAAAAGAAAAAGAAGGCTAAAAAGATTACTTTTTCTACTTATGGCGACGAAGAGTTGGTCAAGATCCTGGACGAGGATGCAGCTGAAAGAGGTGTGTCCCGCTCTTACCTGGTCAATCAAATCCTAAACGAGATTTATAAAAGTAAAAGAAAATAAACCTTTATGAAGGCATATTTGTTGAAACCTGAAAAATAAACGGGAATTGAGCGTCATATCATTTGGCCGACGCAAGACTGTTGCAGGAGGTTCTGGCCCGGCCATGACATAAAATAGGGGAGTGGTCCACGTGAGAGGACTTGAAATGGTGTGGGGCGTTAAGTCCGGTGTTGAGTTTACAGGCGCCGACATAACTATCTGGACGGATAACGATTTGGCTTTGGTGTATGACAAGATCAACGACGAGTTTTACTATGACGTGGAGATTTACCATTTTCGAGAGCGTGAGGACGCCAAGAAATATCTGCAGGGGCTTTTGAGACAGTTTGCAGATTGGACCAGACAACGAGGGGAAGACCCAGACGCATCGATACAGTTGTCTGCACTTTTTCCGGCAACACATCGCTTCGATACGCCACATGAAGCCTATCTGCATTTCAAAGCCCTGGTGTTGGGCTTCTGTGCGGAAGGAGGGCAATAAAATATGGATTTGAACGGAATGTATGACGCCATCATGGAACTGCAAGCAAAGTTGGAGATGGATCACGATGACCCGGAGCTCCATATCCCGGATTATCGCAAAGTGAAGGCCCTGGCGGCTTGCTATGAGCTGCAAGACTATCTTTCCAACGCCATCGCTGCCGGTGAGCTGGAGCAGGAAGAGTATCCTAACGGCGTAATTGACATGGATAGGCCCTATCTCGTCGGACCCGGCTGGTGGTCCATCATCGACCGCTATATGGAAGAAGCCCACACAATAGACCCGGATTGCACCGTGGAGGTCAAAGAGAAGTTCGGAACCCTCCGAGCCGATATCATGACTGAGAACGATGATACACGCAAAACCCTGTATCAGATCGCTCAGCAGATGGAACAGGCGGCCAATGGCGTTTGCGAGGCGTGTGGCGGCCCTGGCCGGCCTGTTAGCAAGTCAGGCTGGTATCTTACCCTTTGCGACCGTTGTGCCAGCCTGAGCGCTGTAGAGCGCCGGAAAGTGGATAGGGAAGTGGTAGAGCGATACCACCGGGAGAAGGCTGCACAATCATTATTCGGAATCCTCCCGCCTGATGCCGAAGAAACGGAATAATGATAGAGTGCAGCAACCCAGTCCATATTCGTCTGGAGCAGGAAACTGGTTGGATAGATGGTATCCCCGGTGGTGCTCCTTATCACGCATGGATAGAGCGTGAAGTGTAGAACTGAGGGCAACATCATGAAAGATTTAACTGGACAAAGATTTGGACGCCTTGTTGCGATCCAGCCGACAGAGATGCGCAAAAACGGCTTTGTCGTGTGGGAATGTAAATGTGATTGTGGAAGCACGGTGTATATAAAGCGTGGTGCGCTGACAGGCGGGACGACTAAGTCCTGCGGGTGCATGGGAAAAGAACATAATGCCAAAAGAAAAGATCTGACGGGGCAGCGGTTCGGCAGATTAACCGCGATCCGTCCTGCTGAAGAACTTAATCGTATACAACAGGGAGTAGAAGACGGTGGAGCCAGCGGAAAACGGAAAAGCGGTAATCTTATTTGGGAATGCCGCTGCGATTGTGGTAGCACCGTGTTTGTCCGGGGCTCCTCGCTGAATTATGGGAACACGAAATCCTGTGGTTGCCTGCGTAGGGAAACGGCTGCGCGAATACATAGACTTAATCCTCCCGCCGCACAAGAAGAACAAGGGGCACAAGATAATTCATGAAGAACTTGACCGGTATGAAGTTTGGGCGACTGACGGCAATCAGGCCCACAGAGCAGAAGCAAGGGACTTGCGTCATATGGGAATGCCAGTGTGACTGCGGCAGTATTGCGTATGTAAGCAGCAGAAAGCTGGCATGTGGCCATACACAATCCTGCGGTTGCTTGCAAAAGGAGAAGGCAGCAGATATTGCAAAAAAAAGAATCTCAGATTTGACCGGACAGAGGTTTGGCCGGCTCATAGCCGTTCGGCCTACTGATCAGCGAAGGAATGAGAAAGTCGTGTGGGAATGTAAATGCGACTGCGGAAATACGGTCTTTGTTATAGGAACTGCGCTGAAAAACGGGAATACAACATCTTGCGGTTGTCTGCGAAAAGAAAATATGGCAAGAATAAGAAGCCAAACAAGGAAATAGGAGTTTCAGAAGTCTTGCTGCGATGCGCGAAACGAAACCGAGTAGGGCGCAATGGTTGACAGGTGTGTGCAAATACGATGGTGGTCTTCCGAAGGCCGGTCATTGCTTGACGGAGAAATGCAAATGAAAGATCTGAGCGGACAACGATTCGGCCGGCTTGTTGCGATCCGACCCACAGAGCAGCGAAAACGAGGATTCGTCGTATGGGAGTGCAAGTGCGACTGTGGGAATACCGCTTATGTAGTTGGAAGCAAGCTGACATATGGCAATACGAGATCTTGTGGCTGCTTGCGGAAAGAGGATGCAGCGAAACGCTCATCCAAAAATATCATGGATCTGACCGGCCAGAGATTTGGCCGGCTTATTGCCGTTCGGCCCACAGAAGAGAGAAAACGTGGCTTCATCATATGGGAATGCCAGTGTGACTGCGGCAATATTGCGTATGTAATTGGAAGTTCGCTGACACATGGAAAAAGGAAATCCTGCGGCTGCTTGCGGAAAGAGAACACGGCAAAATAATCGATGAAGAGTATCATGGATCTGACTGGGCAGAGATTTGGACGGCTGACGATTGTGCGTTCAGGTGCCTCTCGGATCAATATAAAAGGCCCCAGCCATCTTGTGGCTGGAGCCTTTTCTTATTCATAGTTTATCTTGAGCACATCGTTACCGTTCAAGAGCGTCAAACTCTTTTTTGGACATCTTGCGTCCGAGATCCCCACGGTTGGCAGCTCGTTCAGGAACATAAGCTGGTCCGAAGACGAAGAGTTCTGTTTGTGCCAGCGTCAGACGATAGTTGAGCGTCTTGATTTTTCGATACTCTTCTTTCAGAGTTTCATAACGTTCTTCCATCTCCGGCAAGTTTCGGTTGATGTCATCGTAACGTTTCCAGAAGTCATCGATCTCAGCCTGGGTACTTACTTTGTATCCGTTCATGATAGCCTTGGCATGTTTGTATCGGTCAATATCTTTAGCATACTGTTCAAGCAGCTGTTCCTTTTCAGGGCCATTGGGCAGAGCGTCGATCTTCTCCACGATCGTGTGTGTGGCTTCATACTCCTGCAGAGCGAAGGCGAGTGCTTTCATTTTATCCAAGGATTTCTGACTGCGGTTGACTGCGGCTCTGGCTCGGCTGTATGCAGCACCAACTTCGTTTAGTTTGTCTGCAACATCGGAAGGGCCTTCCAGACCTTCTTCCCGAGAAACATGCAACGCATCCAACATATGCTGCACCTTCCAGTCTGTCGGGCCGAAGTTCGGTTCGTTCCGATATTCAGGAGGTGGGTTTTTGACCTCCCACAGGCCGTCCTCGCTCTTAATGGTGACAGCCGCAATCATGAATATCAATTCCAAAGTAGACCGTCTGCGGCCGTTCTCGTCGTAAAGATTGGTATAGTATGGTTGACCAGTCCGACTGTTCTTATATCTTGAGTAATAATAGCGCTCTCTGTACTGATTTCGTTCACGCTGTTTTTGCTCAGCAGCTTCTCGTTCCTGGCGCAGAATATCTTCCCACTGTGCCTGCTTTTCTTCTTCGGTGCGTTCAGCATCTTCCATCAGCCGACGGTATCGTTCATCATCACCACGACGGAGACTTTCAAAATATTCTACGATCTCAGCTCCGGTGGCAGCACCGATCACTTTGCCATTCGCGTCCTTTACATCATAAAGATCTCGCTCATTAAAGTAGGTATTGAGCACCGAACGAGGTCTGTTTGCTTTCTCCAGTGGCAGGGGATAGTAGGACCGCTGCTTGCTGAGCGCAGTACCCAAAGGTACATCAACAGTGAGCGGCCCGGGATGTTGGAGAGATAATTTGAAGAGGGGAGGGGCTTCGTTTTCCTGCAGCGTACGGACAAACTCACGCTCTTCACGATCCCGAAGCGCCCAGTGCATTTCCAATCCTTCACGGGTATACGGAGCGCCAAGCGTTTTGCCTCTGGCTTTTTTATCACCGTCTGGAGCGGTGTAAGTGACATGCGCACCCTCTCGGATCTGATAGCCTTCACCCTTCATATATTCCACAAAATCATCCCAGTTTCCGGTTGCACGTCGGGCAGCTTCAATGTCCAATCGCATTCTTTCTTTCCACGATCGGCCGGCTTTAATCATGGAGTTTTCCGTCCAGGAATACACCTTATCCAAGTCGGGATTCAGGATGATCGGCAATCCGTGGTCAATTGCGATCTCGTCATTCCAAATCTGCAGCTGCGCATAAGACTCGTTGCAAGCGTGATACTTCACTCGTTCCGGATGCTGCGGATCGATTTTTTTCGGATGGATAAACGCATTGAGCAGGATGTGATTATGTTTGCACTTGCCACGCACTTCACCCTCTTCATCTATAACAGGATGCACGTGTGAGCAGACAACTCCCTGATGCTTATCGATTTTTTTCAGCAATTCAATGCCACACTGATGGACTTCTTCATCAGAGATATTCAGACCCTCGGGAAAAGATTGCACCAGGTGGTAGGCCATCCTCTCGTTATCTTTATCTCGATGACGGACGTCGCCATTAAAATCGTTTTCGATAATCGCACCTCGGAAATCATCCAACACGGTATCAGGATCGCACATATAACCGGACACATATTTTGATTTGGTCTTATCCTGATTGGCCATATACTGAAAGACACGGTCAATGTTTTCTTCCTGCTCAATGAAAAATGAATCAGCGTCAAGACCGAACTCTTCTCTGGTATTTATGACCTCTCGATCGAGAAGATGGCCTTCGTCATCCTTTTGAACCTTAAGAACTTTTTCATCATTGTCTATGTAGAGCATACAATTTCGGGTGCCTCGCTCACCTTTTATGGGCCATATTTTTACAATCATTTTCTATCACCTCGCATCTTGTTCAGTTTTTTGACCTGTCTATCGATGTAACGAATGACATGTTTATGATTTTGATTGATGCGTTCAATCATTTTTTCCATGTTCTCAAGGTCTGCGGGAAAGTATTTTCCGCTCTGGTAAATACCGAGTTGGATCTCTCGCAGCACTCTTTTGATAGCCCTTAACTCGTCCACAAATTCAGAAAAAGATATACGCACAATAGCTCCATTCAGTACAGTTTGTTTACAATACATTGACATACTCTTGCCAACTTGCTCTGCTTTTTTACAGATTTCTTCGTATTCTTCTGTTGCTACATAAAAGCAAATCATGCTAGGCGTTTTATTCTCATTTGTCTTTTTGTTTTGCTTATAATTTGAAACTAAAACTTTATCTTCAGAGGTTATTTCTTCCAATGGTTTATCTTTGATGCTAAGGAAAAACAATTTGTTTTCATCCAATAGGTCTTCTGCATAATCCAGATTTTTTTGGTGTGCCAGGACATTAAACCCTTTGCCTAAAAAGTATTTCGTCCACGCAACTATGTGTGCGTATGCAACGTTTTCAGTTGCTTCCAGACGTTCAAGCAAGTACATTCGAGGAAATATTTGGGTTTGAGCTGCGTTCGTAAATAAATTTTTTGTAGGTAAATTTTTTAGTCTTGCATGGTCTTTGTATGCCTGATAATGGTTCGGATATTTTGTTTTTCCGATAAAGACTTCCTTCGTTTCAGGGGAGAGGATGGCGTAGATTTCAATGTCATTTATCTCAGTTCGGAACGCTTTGATACGCATAACTTACTCCTTTCCTGCGTCAAATCAGATTTCGTACATTATGTACATTAGCGAGCATCGCCTTACTACGGTAGGTGGACAAACCACCTTCCTTGTCGGCTTTCAGGGGGATACCCCCTATGACCCCCCTCGATTCTGGCCACCGCCTACTGGCGGGACCGTATCGAGTTGCTGCGCAACCGGCTTCGCCTCGAAGTCTGGGGTATCCACCCCAGATACTTTAATTTAATATCATATTATACCATATTTTACATAAAATGTCAAACGAAACTATTTTTAAAACTTACAGACAACGCCTTACATTTCCGCTATATCAAATCATGCTGAGAGGACTATTCTATCTTTTCGATGACGTTGTGGACTGTGATCAGACAAGCAGGATTCGCCTGGTTCGTATGATATAGCGGAACAGAATGTTGACTTTGACGCACGGAAAATGATAAAATTTTCACAAAATAATTAGTTAAGAAGGAAGAGGGGGCAGACGTAAACATGTCTGGAAGTGAAGAGGGGATTTCCATAAAAAGGAAAACATTTTCTCGGAATCTGCGTTGTGCTGTTGCCAATAGTTACCTAAATCAATCGCAAATCGCAGACCTGTGTGGAGTCAGTCGAGGATCTGTAAACGATTGGATGAAAGCTCGCGCATTCCCGCGGCCAGAGAAACTTTCTCTCTTAGCAAAGGCTTTAGGGGTCACTGAATACGACCTCACAGTAGACTTTCACAACAAAATTGAAACGCCAAATATGAACCGAGAGATCATTGAAATCGCTACAGAATTGCACGAAAATCCAAACGCAAGACGTCTTTACGCAGCCATAACAAGATTGAATCAAGAAGATATGTTGGCCATCTCACATGTAGTTTATAAGTTGACAACGACAGAAAAAAGGAGCCTTTAACAGCTCCTTTTTTTGCTACTTTAAGTATGATTTACTCACGAATCCAACCTTGTTTTTATGTTTCGAAGAGCTGTCCGTCACTCTTACATACAACCATTTTGTGTTTCCATTCATAGTGAAATAACCATAGCAAGTCACCTTTGTTTTGTCCGGCAACGTCGCTAAAATAGTTCTGTTCACGCCTGCTCCGGCACGCAAATTTAGACCTGATGAGGCGTTTACCGTGTAGGTTCGAGCAAGTTTTTTATCTTTTGATTTGGCTGAATCGACTTTCGTTTTGGGAGTTGAAACGGTCGTTTCAGATGGTTTTGGTGCGGACGAATTAACATTTTTTGGTTGTAAAAAATCAGCGATGCAGTCCGCTTCAGCCTCCGCTAATTTACATAAATTGGTATCATCAAGCAACCATTCCGTTGCTTTTTTGTTTGTATGAAAACTGTGTTCGAGAATAATTCCAGGAACATTTACGGTCCTTGCACCGTGCAAAACCGCGTAGTATTCATCATCAAGCAACCCGTTTTTGTTGCGATCTGAACTGGATTTTCGCGTCGTTGTACGGGCGGGTTGAGTTGTTCCGATGATCTTCTGAACAACTTTTGCAAGTCTCAATCCAATGTCTTCAGAGCGCTCATCGATCGTTGTTTTATCATTTTTTTGGAACACAATTGCGACTGGATAATCAACGGATTCAGAGTTTGAAGCGTTCGAATGGAGGCTGATAAAGAGGTCGCAGCCCTTCGCTTTTTTTCCGCGAGAGGTGAGTGCGAGATCCTTTTTTTGGTTGGAACGGGTCTTTATTACGGCGATTCCACGAGCTTGCAAAGCCTCCGCAAGCAGTTCGTGGAGCTTCCACATGCGCACGGATTCGTAGTACGAAGAGTTGACCGGAGAGCGATTATAGTTGCCGTAATGCCCCGCATCCAGGCAAACTTTCACCATCTACTTCACCGCCTTTATGGAGCTTTCGATTTTTACTTCTAACCAATTATCCACATCAGAAACTGTTTTTTCCAACCAACGATAAGTAGATGCACTCATGGTATTTAGAGCCGCATCCTTGGACTTTTTCAACGCTATTTTCTGTGCCTCGGCATCAAAACAACCGGATTGTTTTAGGTTGTCTACAAAAGTTTGATTCACATAATTAACAGCGCTGCAGATGTCGTTGATGGCAGCTGCGTACTTGCTGTCAGCATACTTAACAGAGAAATATTGACATGCTCCACGCACCACCAACGATAAAAAAACCATCAGTATCACATAGAGAATATCGTTCAAAGATAACATCATCCATTACCTCCGTTTTCGGTGTCAGTGTAAACGTCCGTATCGCTCAGAGCTACATAGCCCTGGCTGAACGAAGCGGGGTGTTTCGTTTTCAGTTGTGTGAGCTTCTTGGTCTTCTCCCACTCCAGGTCGGACTTGTCCTTGGCATTTGCTCGCCACATATAAAAACCCAGAACGGTCGCCAGCGGACCGACAATGCTCGGCCCGATATAGGCGACAGGGGAGAGGTCTTTCAGTCTGTACATCTCGTAACATACGAAAATGACAAACCTCACGGCTAACAGGCAGAAAGTCGCAACGATCATGGTGACCGAAATCTTGCTGTACTCCCTGCGAATGCTTGCTCATGGCATGCCTCCTGGAAAGAACCCGGCCCATATTTCAGGGCCGGGATAACGTGCACGGGGTTAGGCCTTAACAGCAGACAGGGTGCCGTCATTGGCAACAGAAAGCTTGTACTTGGTGCCGTTGGGAGAAGTCAGCTGAATATACTCTTCGTCCATCGGATGAACGGTTTCTGTAACAAAGAAAATTTGGAAAGTATGGTCTCCGGGAACTGCGTTTTCGATAATCAGTTTCGGCATACCACCCGATACAAAAGTGCAGTACATATCAAACGGAAAACCATCTGCAGTTCTAAAAGCGTAGATTTTGTCTGCATCTTGTTCATCTGCTTTAGCAGTTGCAAAATAGTCCTTGCCATCCCAAGTAACCTTATACTTTGCGCCGTCATCGACAGCGCAAATCATATCTTCGGTATTAGTTCCATCAGCGCCGATTGTTACCGTGACCTGACCTTCGTAGTTATCCATATAGGTTTCTTCCTTATACGGATAACCTTCCGGCAGAAACTCCGGGTCCATCGTGTGGATGGTTTCAGCGATAGAAGTCAGTTTCATAGTAAAACCAAGAACACCATTGTCGGCGTATACAGAAGCAGTCCAATCGACATTGTTATATGCCCGCACCCAATATGTAACCACACATCCATCTGCCGAAATGATGAAGTTATTTTCCTGACCGTTGTACTTTTTACACACGGCATCATAAGAAACGCCGTTAAGCGTAATTGTATACTTAGCATTTTCGGTCGGAGTGTGTAAGACATCTCCTGCATTTACACCATAGCTGCCGTCGGGACTATTAGCAAAAGTGCCACTACTTTCCGAAGTGAACTCCTCGCAGATCACCACCTCGCTGCTTTCCTTATACGGATACCCCTCGGGCAGGCGCTTGGGGTCGATAGGGCCGGTGCCGCCGCCCGGTGCCCATACGGTCTTCTTTCCCCGCAGGGTCAATACTTTTTCTCCACTCATGGGTTTACACCTCTCTCATTAAAGTCCGATCTTTGCCAAAAGAAACGCCAGCACCGCGCCGGCCACGCCCCACAGGAGCTTGTCCACCACGCCCTCCCAGCGTTTGCCGGGCTTGCTCTCCAGAACATCAACCTTGCTCTCAAGCCGGCCCACATCGGTCTTGACGCTTTGGATGGCCTCAGTCTGGTGCTTCTGTTCGGCGGCCATCACCTGCAGACTGGACGCCATCGAGTGAATGGCTGCCTGTTCCTGTTCCAGTTTTTCCAGCCGGTGCATATTGGATTTGCTTCTCTGCTCAACTTCTGTCAAGCGGTGCTCGATCGTGGTCTCCATCTAGGCACCTCCTCTGTCATTTTCTCATGCGGTTTGTATACAGTGGAGTTAGACAGTCACAGCGGACAGAGTGCCGTCATCCGCAACGGTCAGCTTGTATTTGGTGCCGTTGGGAGAAGTCAGCTCAGGCAGAAACTCCTCGGCCATCGGGTTGGTGATTTCATTGGCAAAACTTGTGATAAATGTGTCACCACTGCTCACAAAGTAAATGCCGGGAGTCTTGAACTCTACGCCAGCAACGACTGCATAAGCTTTCCGGATAACAGCCATCGATGTTGTCAAGGTTGCACCTTCGGTTACATACCCGTTCGACACAAACTGATCCCAATACGAAGCCATTTCCGAAGTGCCGCCATCACTAGAAATAGCAGTTCCGCTTTTAATTTCTCCGTCAGTGAGGATTTCTCCCGAAATCCAGTAAAAATCCAAACCAATTGCCGAATAGTGCTCTCGCCCCTCGCTGTTACCATCCCACTCAATGGTCACACTCTCCTTATGCGGATACCCCTCGGGGATACACTTGGGATCGATCTTCTGTACATTCTCCACGATCTCGGCGACGGAGAAGGTGTGCTTGCCAGCGGTGGTATTATACAAAATTACTCTGCTCTTTGAGTCGAGGGCCGTATTTTGTTCTCCGCCGGTATAATACGAAAAATCCCCATGTCTTACATAGGCGGTCAACATATTCTGCTTTACTCCGGTCAGAATATATTCCACGCCGTCGAATACACACCGGTATCGCTTGCCATGTTCAAAAAACCTCACATTCCCGTTTTTGTCATAAAACGGCACAGGTTGAAAGGTTTCACTTTCCTTCCCTCCGACGGCCTCAACCGTCACTTCGCCCCACTCGTCATAGACTTCCTGGGCATAGGGAACGCCCTCGGGCAGGCGCTTGGGGTCGATAGGGCCGGTGCCGCCGCCCGGTGCCCATACGGTCTTTTTCCCTCTCAGAGTTAATACTTTTTCTCCACTCATGGGTTTACACCTCTCTTATTCTTTTGTTTTCCACTTCGGGCGGGGTGACTGCCTATTAAGGATCTACATATAACCCTAGAGTCATAAGTTTATAGTAATAGGTCGGGTCAAATGCTATGGAATTTGTGGTCACAAGATTTACAGTTATCGTAATCTTGCTGTTTGCCTTATCTATTACGGCAGTACAATTTCCTGTTCTGTACTCTCGATTTTTTTTTGTGAGTACATAACCTATGCCTACACCATTTCTGGCAAAGCCAACGGAACAAGCAGCTACTGAATAATCCTCGTTTGTCACTTTGTAAATATTACCAAAGCCGATATGAGATACGCCTGCCACCTTGCCGCTTTGATATGCAGAAAGTGATTGACCATTGATTGTTACATTTGATAATGTCCACACAAGGGTGTAGTTGTTGTTGCTAAGAACCTGGCCGTTTTCAAAACTGCTGCAGGCAATTTCGCCCACTTGCAACGGCACTACATCACCGCCCCCAGCGCTTGCCATGCCGGTCACTTTCAAACCAGCCGCAGAAGTAAAGGTCTTGCCAGCTGCCACGTCAGCGGCGGTGGCATCGCCAAATTCGGAATGAGGGACCTTCACGGCAACATCTCCGCCAGAATGTAGAATGCCTTCACTTGTTGCGGTAGATATGACTTCAAGATAATCGACTCCCGTACTTTGCCACAGAAAATCCAATTCAAAATTACTCCAAGCGCCGCCATTTTCATCATGTACCGGAAGTCCACCTGTCACCTTCTTGCCGTTGACATAAGCCGTCTTTCCGCTTGCCATATCGGCAGCGGTGGCGGTGGCGTCAGAGGTGTCCAGTTCCACCAACGTTCCCTCCACCACAGCGCCCTCCTGGTCGATCAGCTGCTTTCCCTGCCGCAGATCGGCGGCACCGCCGGGAGAAGTCAACTCGGGCAGCTGCGTCCCAGTCTCAATGGCCCGCACCAAATCAGGATAGGTGCCAAACACATCGCCGGGGGTCTGGCCTTTTTCGGTCAGCGCCGCTTTCAGGTCGGCTTTGGTGACCTTCAAAAGCGTCAGCTTGTCAGCCGAGGTACCCATCAGACCACCTCCCCGTTGATTTCATCTAGCGCGGTGTTGATAGTGCCAACGATACCGTTTACATAAGCCGCGATGCCCCCGGCGATCTTCACCGCACCGTCAGCATCGTAATCGGTCTTGAGCATATCACCCGAACCATCGCCATCCGCACCGTTAAGCACGTCAAAGCTCTTGGTTCCGGTGGCATCAGTGATAGTGATGCGGTGGCCGTTTTCAATGTTCGTAACAAAAAGGGTAGGGGAGGTGCCGGGAGAGCCGTTCTCACCGTCCATAACATCGACGGTCGTGGTGCCCTTGGCGTCGGTAAAGCTCACACGATGGCCACCGGTGATATCCGCAACCGAAACGGTGGGAGAAACGCCGTCCTTGCCCGGATCGCCCTTGTTGACACCCTGGGCCGCCGCCACGGCATAGGCCTTCCACTGCGCGCCGGTGATGTGATAGGCTGTGCCCTGGAACTCCACCACCAAAAGCGCATCATCCGAAATGTCCGCCAGCTTGGGCAGCGCGCCGATCGTCTTATCAGCCATCCTTCTTCACCTCTTTTTCTTCTGGCAAAAGCTTAAAGGCCGCCCGCAGCTCCTGTCGGGCCATGGCCATGGCGTCCACCGCCTCTCCGCTGACAGGGATCTTGCTCAGCCAGGCATAGGCCTTGTCCATGTGTTCTTTTACCTGTTTGGTGCTCATACTCTCGCCTCCAGTTGCCCCACGCGGGCCTTTAATTTCTGCACCTGGTCGATCAGAAGACCGATAAACTCCATATAACGAAGGAAATACCGCTCGGTGCCGTCCTCTGCGATTTCTCGAACCACGGCGCCAAAGTCCTGGTTGGTCAGCCCACAGAGCAGCAAAGCTTCTTCCACTTCCTGTGCGATCATGCCGATATGCACCCGGTCGGATTTGCCGTTGTTCAGCTTGTAGCCCACAGCACGCAGCGCGTCAAACAGAGCATCGTAACCGTCCAGACCGTAAAAAATATCGTGCTTTTTGTTTCGGTCAGAGGTCACCGCCGTGCCGTCCACATAAACGTCCACGGCGCTTACCATGGCCCAGGGATAGTTGTTGTTGCCGCAGTTATAGGCCTCCGGGTCGCTGGGGTACATATGGTCGTTCATCCAGATACGGTCGGAAACCTCAATGCTGGCCCCTTCGTTCGACCCCAGATAGGCCGCGCCGTCATAGGCCTCCAGTCGCAGAGCGCCATCAGAATACAGCTCGATTGCAAAGCCACTGGAGGTGGCGCCGGTGATGTCAATGCCGCCGGCAAGGACCTCTCTGTTGGTCAAAAGGCCAACCGTGCCGCCCAGCAGTTCAGAGGCCTTGACCGTGCCGGTCATCAGCATATTGCCGTCGATGTAAGTGCCGCCGTTGTACCGCCAGCCGTCCACCGTGTCGGCGGCGTCAGCTGCTGCGGCCTCGGCGTCTGCCGCCAGAGAATAAGCCTCATTGATCTCGTTCCGCACATCGGCAGAAAGGTCTGTCCATTTGATGCTGCCCGAAAGGTCGATCTCCACTTGACTGGCCGTCAGTTTTCCGGTGATATTCGCGGCGTTCACATAAAGGCTGTCGGTCTCAATGCTGCTTCCCTTGATTTTGGTGGTGCCGTCCGGGTCGGTGATGGTCACACCGTCCAGCGTCACCGAAAGGGCGGTGTATTTGCCGTTCAGTTCCTCTACCGAGATTTTGACCTCTTCAGCCGTCTTGGAAATCAGGCTTCGGGTCTCGGCCAGCTTGCGGTCGAACTCTTTCTTTTCAGGGCTTTTCCACGAATATTCATGTTCCAGAGCGCTTTCGCCCGGTGCGGCAATCTCACTCATGTGGCCGGGGCCAAAGTTCACGACCCGATAGGCCAGAAGGGAATAGATGCCGTTGACCGTAATGCCGTCACCCAGCTCGGCAGTAGGGGAGAGGATGGCGTTTTCGGCCCGATACCCTTGATATGTTTTGCCCTGCAACTTTGTCAGAAGGTTGTCCGCCATAGTCTGTGTGCCATAAGGACAACTGACCTCTAGCATATAGCCGGTATCGTCACCGGCGATCAGCTCGTTTTCATCATCCAGAAGCAGGGCAATTCCGGTGATCGGACCGAGCTTGTCATAAAGTTCAAAAGAGGAAACACGCTTTCCTACAATGTGCTTATTGTTCATACCAGGATGCGTTCACCTCCAAACGTGATGGGGTCGCCGTCCTCGTCCACCAGGTAGTGGGTTTCCTCGGGCATACTATCGAACAGCGGCACCAACAGCAACTTACCCGCGTTGGTGAAGATCCAGTTGCCGCCGTGGGCCGCGCCGATGAAGCCCAGCACGTCCCGCAGCGTCCAGTCGTTCGCCGGATAGTCGATGGTATAAGCGCTGTTCAGCACCGTTCGGCTGTCCAGTTCCACCCCCATCAAATCACAAATGACTTGCACTGCTTGGGGCATAGCCATCGGGAAAACCAAAGACTGGTCGGGAACCCACACGATATCACCCCGCATCATGGCATCGTATGCGATGATGTTCAGCTTATCGCCCACCTGTATCCGGGTGTCCGTCCAGAACACGCCAAGCTGATACCAGGTACTGTCCTCCAAAAGTACCCAAGGAACAATCTTCGCCATTTTGGGGATATCACCTTTTGGCCAGAACGTGATATCCAGCTCTGCCGAACAGGTATTGCCGACAGACAATTTATCAAATAGGGGATGCTCCAGTTTGACCGCAGCCACGTCGGACATTCCATACTCAATGCCCGCGATATCAAACTTGTACTGATAGCCCAGTTAAATCACCCCTCTATCAGCGGAAATGTGATTCCAGTCCACCATTCTGTTCCGTCCGGTTTCACCATCAAGAAAGAAGCAGGGTGGTTATTGGCGTACATCTTTCGTGTGACCACTCCCGCCTGGGGGTCGGTGTAGCGTACCGTGACCCATTCCGGCATGATAAGGGTCAATACGGTCTGTGCTTCCTTGGATTTCAACGGACGGCAAGTGATATCCAACCGCCGCTTCGTTGCCACACGATTTCGGCGCAGGTCGCCTTTCAGGTCACGACCCGCGCCCTCACCGTCCACGTCAGAGCGCTGCCACTGTACGCCGCCATATGCGATGTAGGGGGTAATGTCTACACCGTCGATATCGAGGATCATGCGCATTACCTCCGTTTATGCGTTGTTCAACGCCTTGCCGTACATACGGTTTCGGCGGTTTTGGATCTCGGTGGTTTTCTGACCGACTTTTGAGCCGTCCAGGTAGATATCGCCACCGTTTTCACGGATGGCTCCAATAATCTGCTGAGCCACCGCAAAAACAGCATTCACGACATCTTCATTAGCGTTACGTACACCGGCGGAAATCCCATCAACAATCTGGCTGTTGTTGGCCACGGCACTTTTGCTGCCGATACGACCTACCAGCTCAGGACCGGCTTCACGGGCGATAAACATTTCACCCTGAGAAGGGAAACCCCCGCCTGCGAATGTTGGGATTTTTGGAATCGTGAACAGCCGAAAGGTCTTGGCTTTGGTGATGGTCTCGCCCAAGATGGAAATAGACGGGATGGTGATACTCAGTTTCCTATTGCACCAGTCGATAAACTGGTTCAGTACACCGATAGCACCATTGACTCCGTTTTTGATGGCCTGTTTAACGCTGTTGCCCAGCTCGGACCACTTTTCGACCGTAAACCATGGCTTCACGTGGTTTTCGAACCAGTTTTTGACCACATTGACAATATTCACACCGAATAATGTCTCGGTCAGGGTACCAATCAGGTCGAGAGCAGCACCCGCAATAATGCTCAGGCCGTCCCATGCTTGTCGCCAATCCATGGTCCATGTGCCTACAAAGTAATTGATGACCCCTTGCAGGCAAGCAATAAAGAAGTCTTTCACGGCGGTTGCGACAGTGGTGGCAGCGGATTTGATCTTCATCCAGGTTTCGTCAGAAACGAGGCCTAATGTTCGCAACGCGACTGTGATGCCTTCAAAGGCCAGCAACACAATGCCGAGGATTTGTCCACCCGGCACGAACATCAGACCAAGGCCGGCAATGGTAATCAATAGGTCTTTCCAGTCCAGATCCAGTGTGGTGATCCATCCCTGAATCTCCTTTAGAGCACCGAGAATGTAATTTTTCACGCTGTCAGGGAGCATATCAAGGACAGCAAGGCCAATATCTTTTAGTACACCCCAAACATCCACGAGAATAGCTTTCACAAAACCGAAAACACCGGACAAGGCCTCGCCCACACGTTTTACACCAACGCGAAATTGTTCACTGTTGGTATACAGGTCCAAAAACCGCAGAGCGATAGTACCAATCACGGCGGCTACAGCTCCAAACTTCAGGAAGGAAGCTATCATCGATTGGCTTTGCGTCAACACGGTAGGGGTGATACCCAGCAGATACCCCAGGGCAGTTGCTACGTCCTTTAGGCCAGAGAGGAATGCACCGCCGAACTTCCAAGCTAAAAATGCGGCGCCGATCAATCCCGCAAGCGTCAGGATGGTTTTCAATCGTTTTTTGATTTCATCCGTGCGCTCCGTAAGGCCATCGAGAAAGTTGTACTCAGGTAGTTCAATGCCTAAGTCGCCGCCCAGGGCAGACCCGCCGGAACCAGAATTCGGGCTGTCCAAGATAGTCAACTCATCAATGCCTAACAGCTGTCGTTTCAATTCTTTAGCGCTGCCGATTGCGGCATCCAGGCCATCCTCGATATCGGAGCCAATGTTATCCATACCGGAATAGTCGATCTCCGGAAGTTGGAACCCAAGAAGATGTGCAAGGGCGGTCGCCGCTTCGGTCATGATTTCCACAAAAGCCCGCACCCAAGGGATGACCTGAGTGGCGATGACGGAAACGATGTTACCCAATGCACGTTTCAGCTGAACCAGTTGGGCTGACAGGATACGCATGGCGTTCGCTGGGGTGATAAGCGTCCGGGCCATGTCGCCCATAATACCGTTGGAGTTCTCAATCAGCGTGATGTACCGCAGTTGCGCTTTTTGCGCCTCGGTCATCGTGCGGACGCTCTGCTCAATACCGTGGGCAAACGCGGTTTCCTGCAGGGCAGCCACAGACAAGTTGTAACCAAAGGCTTTCAGACCCTTAATTTGCCCGGTCATACCGGACTGGAGTTTCTGCATCGCTGTGTCGATATCCGTATTGAAGAAAGAAGACAGGTCATATCCCAATTGGGTCAAGTTCTGGCTCATCAGTTCGGCCTTATCGGCAGAAACACCAAATCCGGTCGCCATTCGCATGAATACACCTTGGTTGGTGATCCACTCGGAGATATCAATTCCCATCAAATCTTCAATTTTATTTGCAAATTCCATAGCCGAATCGGCACCTTCACCCATGGTCACGCGGAACAGGTTCAGACTCTCGATATATTCGTTACTTTCATTGAAGGCATCCGCAAAAATATCGGTCAGCCTGTCCATTCCGAGGGTAAAGGCTGTTATTTTAGCAAGGCCTTTGGTAAACGATTTTCCGAGGTTATTGAAGGACCTGGACGCCTGTGGAACGTTCCTATTGCCCATGTTTCTTAATGTCATTGAGGCTTGTGAGAGCTGCGGGGTCAGAGCGCTCACAGCGATCCGGAGATCTTCAAGCGCACGCGTCAGGGCATCGATGCCGGAAGCTGTTCTGGTGGCATTGGCCTCAATCTGGATCTCCAAGTTTTCAATGGTTAGCGCCATTTATGATCAACTCCCGATAACCAATTCTGGCTCAGGAACGGAACTGTTTTTGTGTTGCCGCGGCCCAGGATTTCAGCCACATTTCGGCTTGCGCCTGCGCCTCTTCGACTTTTGCCTCTTCGTGCGCGGCAGCAGCGGAGGAGTTAAAGGAATACGGTTTCTCGGCATAGCTCCGGTGGTCTTTCTTGTTTGGGCTGAGGTGCGTCAAAGCGGAGCTCACGGCATCATACACATACAAGCCTTCGAGCCAGGCTTGGTTGTTTTCATATTCTTGTCGCATTTGAAATGCCTTGCGGAAATAACGGGGGAGGGAAGGGTCGCCTTCCCAGTATTCCGCTGAAGACATGCCGATGGACAGATAAAAAGGGAAGTGCTCATCGAATATTTCCGAGAATGTTTGGGGTGGGTGTGGGTCGACGCTGTTTAGTTCGTCGCCCACGCGATGCCGTTTCCCTCGTCACCGTCAGCAGTTAAGGCCTGAATAGGTTCGCTATACATCTGGGCAAGGGTATCAATCAGCGATTTTTTGTCCAGCATCTTGTCATAAATCGCGTCGATCACCGCACGGTCCGTAAACCTGTGATTAGCTTTGAAAGCGCCGGCAAACAGGTCGGGGAGGATGGTCATAGGTGCTGTGTCGATACGAGAGGCCACGAACCCCTGTTCTTCCATCTGTCTAACCGTTTTACGGGTATATTCAAGGCAATAATCTTTGCCCTCATAAGAAAACGTGATTTTCGTCGCCATCGGCGTAGCCTCCATTCTTACTGATCAACTTTGGTTTCCCAGATGGGAGCGCTGGTCGGCGTGATGTATACAGTGGTTTCCAATACACCATTTACAGCAATACCCGGAAGCCCCATGGCAGCGGGTTCACCGGTGAAGAATACCGCTTTCGGCAGTTTGGGGTGGCTGATCTGGAACCACATACGCTTTTGAGATGTAATACCAGTTTCATAAGCCTCCACAATACCTTCCCACTGAGTTTGCAGAGCTTCCGTGAAGTTGGCCAGGAACCCAAGAGCACCGCCGACATCCTTTAAACCGGCAACATAGAACTTGTACTCTGTTTCCTCTAAATCCGTGGCCTCATGGGTCTCCGGTTCTGGGTTGAAGTCAGGAACTTCTTTTAAATCCGATATATGTGTATAGCCGGCGGTCGGGCGAGTGTTGGCCGTTTCCTCAACGGCGTACCACACCTTCACACCGGCTGTAGAAAGAGCAATTCCAGCCATTTTTATACCTCCGTCGTTACATGGTCTTTTGCGTATCGTGTTATACGGCGGGTGATTGTAGTGTCAGCATTGGCAATCAACTGACAGAAAGTTCGGGGATAATACAGATTGGCCATCACCCCGTCAATGACAGACACAATGGCCTTGGTCTGTTCTTTGGCATCCCTCGAACGTTCCAGATTGGAAAAAACACCAAACTCATATTCTTCGGAGGTCACATTCTCCACCCGGTCAAATGTGGAATAACGCGTGTTGACCTCTGTGTTTTTCTGGACGATAGATACGGCGGGGAACTGGGGAGGGGTGTTCACCAGTTCGACGCCTGTTATAAAAATTGGGTCAAATGCCGTTCGCAAGGCTTCGGAGACCGCATCGAAAATCCGATTTTCGTGGTCGATCATCCAAACACCTCCTTGACGATTTTCGGAAACTCTTGCTTCAGCCGCAGTGCCGTTTCGTACAGAAACGGACGGCTTGGCTGGCCTTTTGTCCAATGAGCCTTTCCATCGTCACCGGGATAGAACCACCCGGCATTTCCGTGATCATGTACGTCATGCTCCCAATCGAACGCGCTGTGGGCGGGGTGATACGGGCTGGTTTTCCCCACGATTCCCGTGCCAAACTCGACAAATATGCCGTACTCCGCATTGACCCGGATAAATCCCACCGGATTCTTACCGAAAGAAAATAGATAGCTGTTAATAGACTTCAGTAGATCTCCGCTGTAAACGGCGTCCATTTCAACTACTTTCGCTCGGGCGATATCCGCGCCACGGTCGGTTAATGTCTCGACCAGGAGTCGGATGCGCCGTTCCAGGTCCGCTTTGTACTCATTCAGTTCGGTCACCGCATTGGCGATGCTATGGGGGTCAAGCCGCACCTTGATGACTTTCCTCATCGGGATACATTCACCCGCCTTATGGCATACCGAATACAGTTCAGGGACTTACTTACGGCAGCTACTTCAAAATTGTGCGTTTCCTCAATGGAGCGCCCATCTAACCACAGGCGGGAGTATTCATCGATGGGGCATGATAGGTCATGAGTGACCATCTCGCGGTCATATTGCAGATCGGCGCCAAAGGCCTGAGCTTCTGCTTCGCCTTTATTTGCCGAGATACAAATAGCCAGAGGAATCGGAGATGTATAGCCCTTTACCTCATGGGTGTTGCCCCATTCATCGGTATCAAGGGAAAGTTTGCGCAACGCATAATAGATCTGCAGCTGATTTCGCCTAAGATCCCGCATCGTATATCACCACTTTGGCCACCGGCACGACCCGACGCTTTAGGCTATCTGAGATGCCGGCATTTTCATAAGTACGTGACACGCCGCTTTGACTGTGTGCCGTTTCGCCTTCCGCGCCCATTTTGGAAATCAATTCAATGGCCATTTCGACCTGAAGCCCCATGTATTGAGGTTCCAGGTCTTGACCATCGGAATAACCAAAAGGGAAGCGAAGTTCGAGGATAATCAGCTTGGCTCGTTCAAGAGCAGACTCCATTAACGTGTCATCGGCAACGTCAGGCAGCCACAATTTCAGTTTTTCCAGCTGAGACATCCTCGGTCACTCCCTTATTCGCCGTCAGCAGCAGCGATTTTACGAGCGTTGGAAAGTACTTGACCGACAGCGCCACCAGTTGAAACGACCTCGACTTTGAGGTATTTACCAACTTGGTCTTCGGTAGGCGTATAGGTAGCATCCGTAGCCCCTTCGATGTCGTAAAATAGGCCAGAAGTGGAGCTTCCTATTTTCCACTGGTAGGCAAGGATTGGTTCCTCAGTAGGTTCCGTGTTGTATGTCAGACCTAAATCAGCCGTTGCCACACCGACTTGTGCTGCACCAAGGACGACTTTATCCAGCGTAGCGCCAACTTCCGTAGTTTCCACAGACTGATTGGCGATGAATACCTTAGTCCCTGTGTATGGAGAGTAGGAAGTTGCTATGCCCGTAAAGACCCCATGAAGACCTTCGTACCCACAATCTAACCCCCATGCTCCAGCCAACATTTCCACTTCGGATGCGGCTTGACGGCCAATGCGCATCCAGTTCCAGTTACCATTCTGGAACGGTTGCTCTACGATGGAGAGTGCACCGATGTTCAAAAGCAGTGCCGTGCCGTCCGGAAGATAGCGAAGGTTCACAAGACGAACAACACCGCGGACAGTGTGGATCTCGGTTACAGCGATGCCGTTGACAGCACTTAATCCGGTTACAATCTCGAAGTGTTCGGCTTTCGCCTCGATAGCAAGTTGCGTAGCAGTGATGTCGTTACAGCCTAAAATGAGGTCTGTGGATGGTGCACCATTGTCCGCCATGGCGATTAGCATTTCGTTCAGGACTTGCCAGCTCATTTCATTACCGCGTAGATCCATGACGTTGGTCTTGATGGAGTCAAGTAGACCGCGTGTGCGATTGGCAATGTTGTTGTTTCCGTCGCGGAACTGGTATTTGCTGTTGATGATGGCATATTCAATGTCCTGAGCCAGCTCAAGAGCCTTGTGTGCGCGTTGGAAGTCTACTTCCGAATTGGGATTGCCCTGTTGGTTGGCAAGGTTCGGACCGTTTAACAGCCCACGGTTACCTGTGCCGTAGTCCGTCCAGGCAATGGATTTCGTATGAATTTGCGTGACATTTGTCGTTTGCTTACGGCCAATAGGCGCGAAATCAGGGATTTCTGTTGCCGATTGTGTCTCGGACACAACGCTGTCACCCGCGACTGGTGATGCAAAGTGCTGGCCGACAATGAAAATTTCGGAATTTGTGGTGCGTCTGCGGTTCCCGATCATGCTCAGTAAAGGCGTGTCTGCTCTGCCTTGGCGGAATAGGATGGGACCGGCGTATAAGGCGGGATTGCCTGACGCGATATAGTTATTGATATTGATTGGCATGGTCATTCCTCCAGAAAGTTAGTTTGCGTGGATGGCTCCTGGAACGACTGAACCGCTCTCGCAAGTGTTTTCGGCTAAGTACTGTATTCGCTTACTGGATTTCTCAAAAACCCAAAAGTAAGCATTGTATTTCCGTGCGTGTTTTTGGTTTTTGGCCTGCCAGTTGGCCACCAAGCGGGATTTGGCAAGCAAAATAAACAGGTCTTTCGGATAAAATCCGGCCTTTACAGCGGCGTTTGCGATAAATACATGGCTCATGTATTGCTTTCCACTGCTGACCTTGTCCTGGCATTTGAAAATCAAGATGCCGTTTGGTTTGAGCACACGATGTGCCTCAGTTAGGCTGTCTACATAAAACTGATGCAGCGCGTGTTCACTGGCATACACACCAAAACGGCGGTTGATGATATTTCCTGTGTCCTCATTAAGCGATTTCCCCGTTGTGGCCAAAAACGGCGGGTCAAACATCATGCACTGCACACTTTGGCCAGGGAGTGGAAGGTTGCGGCTGTCTCCGAACGAAACAGATTCGCTTTGCGGGGAAATGTCAAACTTGTATCGCGGCTCCGCGATGCCAGTGTTTTTGTAGAAATAACCCCTGCTGTAGGTGCTGTCGACGTCGATGCGTTCATCAGGAACATACAGCTTTAAAATGTTTTTGATGATCTCAGACTGGTCATAGGAGATAGACTTGATCACCGTCATTGTTGAGCAAGTTGCTCCATTTCTTCACGGCAGATACGCATATAGGCCACTTCATCACCGGCGCTGAGTGCGTCCAGTTTGGCTTTGGAGTAATCCATAGTAAGCGCACTTGTGTTGCCGCTGGCAGAAGGTGCAGGCGTGCTTTTCATCAGTTCTTCACGAATGGCAGCTGTTTTTTGTGTGATAAAGGTCGCAAGGTTAGCGTTGATCGTGACGGTATCGCCATCGACCAATGCCTCAGCCGTGGATCTTGCAAGCTCCTCCGGATAGCCCATGGAGACATAGGATGCCGTTTCTCTTGCGATGGCAGCGGCACGTTTGTTTTCCATGGATTCTGTTTCCAAGGTAGCGATACGGGCCAGGAGATCTGCATTTTCGCCGCTGGTGGCGTTGTGCTTGGCCAACGCGTCTGCCAATTTTTTGTTGGCAGTGTCTAACAGGCGCTTTTGTGCTGCAGTGCGGTTGGCCACACGAGATTCCAGTTCGCTTTCGTCAAATAACGTGCGGTTGGATAATGCGGTATTGATGTCTTCCAAGGTCATGTCGTCTTTATAGGCGTCGCCTAACAGGGTTTTCAAATCCATTTTGTATGTCCTCCATTTGATACAGCGGTTGGGGCCGCGGAATGTGTTCTCCGGCAATACGGGGCCGGGGACCCGAAATATAAAAAAAGTGCCGTTCCATAACCTCCAAAAAGAGGAGAAGAACGGCACTGATGGCACTAAAATAATTTCAGGTATATACAAGTGATTTTTAAGTCATACACAAGACTTGTGTCATGTTACGCTGATTTCCAGTTCACATCGGCAGTTACAGTCCAGGGCCGGGTTGTTAAACAGGCCCGGAGCGGGAGCGGTGTGCTCGGCCACCTGAAACAGGCCGTCCAATGGCAGGCTTACACCTTCCAGAGCAATGTGGGCATCCCGCTCCTGTTCGTCCAAAACACCACGCCAGGTCTTATGCACCGTCAGACCCACGGAGGATAGCGTTTCGCCGGCGTGTAATGTGCCCGTTGAGCGGACACGATGGCCGTCTGTCTTTAAAAGCGTTTCTACTTTTGAGACAAACAGCCCTAGATCCCCGGCAGCATATTCTTCGATGCGCTCGACAAAGGTTTTTCCACCTACCGATGTGTAAAGCGCCCGTGTTCGAGCGGCATCATCCGGGAGGGCGTTGAGCCATGGCTCAATACCGGAACGGTAGGCTTTGTCGTACTCTGTCTCCAACCACTCTTCCACAATAGGGACTACCGTGGAGGCAAGGAGGTCTATCAGAAAATCAATGTTGTCATACTGTACGACTTCACGCTGTACGGCGGAAACCAATTCCCGAAGCTGAGAGCGCAGAACATTTAACTCGTCGATAGGGAGCATAGGTTAGTCCTGCTTCTGGATGTTGCCCTTGCCGGTAACATTCCGTTCCAAACTGTCTGCCGTCTGGGGCTGATTAGTCACATCCACAGCGCCCAGGGACTTATCCTCGGTGCCGTGCATCTTCTCCATAGCTTTGTCGGCGGTGTTCTTGCTCTCTTCATAAACCTGTTCAGGGTCAGAGAACACACCCACCTCACGATAGGCGATGCGAGGGGAGACACCTGCCTGCATCAGGTTTAACATACCCTGTGTTTTGGTAAGAAGGTCATTGGACTTGCTCAAAGTGAACTTAGTTTGAAGGTCTGTGACCTTCAGACCGGCTAAGGAAGCCGGGGTTTTGGAGCTTTTTTCAAGGATGGCCAGGGCCACACGGTACATTTCACGGTCACCCTTTTTCCAAGCGGAAATGATGCGGTCGGCGCTGTATTGCGCTTTGCGCCAGCCGCCGGCCCCCAGTTCGGTAGCGGCGCCGGTGTTTCCACCGCTGCTTTGCTCACGGCCGGGGACGGAGCACACCTCTAAAATGTGATAGTACTGGTCGTCCACCATGCCCTGAATGCCCGCCTGGTCCAGGTTGTTTACAAGGAATTTAACCTGCGGCTGAACTCCATCCTGGACATTTGGTGTAAGGAGACATAGGGATTCCTTCAGCTGTGCCTGAGCATGTTCGTCTAAATCAACGCCGGAGATCCATAAAATGCTCTGAACAAACTGCTCCAAATCATCCACACGATTGGAAGCGGAGGTATTTAATGCATCCATTAAAGGGATGGCTTTTTCAAATGCCCCCATAAGCTCGGGCATGGCGTATTCCACAATGGGGATCGCACCAATGCCGTTGGGAGAGACCCCGATCAATTTCAGAGTATCGCCTGGAGATACCGAAGCAAGTTCAAAACGGGTGGTGTCAGAATAGGCTGTCAGGTACATGGAGCCATCCAGCTTTTTCAGGTAAGACACACCAAGGACTTTTCGTTTGAACACGTCGTTTTGATAGACGCAAAAGGTAGTTTCCGGAGCCATGTCCACAATACAAAAAGGGGAGAGGTCCCCATCGTTTGGGTTAGGCAATATACCGCGATAACCCAAGGCGCAAGTGAGCATATCCAGCGCGATTGTCTGATCAACGTCGTCTTTGCCTTGCTCATCCATCATTTGCTGAAATGGTGTGATGTCAACAGTCGTGTCTGAGTTGGCAGAGCGGACGATGTCGATAGGTGAGCCAAAGATATAGGATAATTTGAAGTCCATGACCTCACTGGCGGTGTTTACAACGACTTTGTTGGTGATATCCTCACGGGTCTTCTTTGTCCGGTGCAAAATTGGCTGATCGCCGGCAAGGTAACGACGGAGGTATTTGATTTCTCTGGCATTCTGGTGATGAATGCGTAAGGCTTCTGCGATGATCTCTTCAATATTGCCGGTATGGATTGTGTCAGCATCGCAGAATATTTTTCGTCTGCCTAGCAATAAAAAACACCTCCAAAAACAAAAAAGTGCCAGTCAACTCATACACTTGCGTTCTGCGTACAAGATGACTGGCACTCGGCACTTAGTTTAATAATGATATTCTTTTTACATCGCTTGCAATAGGGAGCGATCCGGCCGGTAGTTTCTGTTCCGACCATACACAGCCATGTGCTGCAAGCGGGGCAGAAAACCTTTACGATGTCGTTTGGCAAAAATACATTCACCGACCTGTTTTAGTTTGATTTGATGGGAATTGCGGGAGTTGAACCCACTTTGCCCAAATATGCAGTTCCCAGGGTGCCGCATTCAGCGGCATATACAGGTTTGCGGCTTTGCCTGTATGCCGGCGTTTCGCTTGACCAATTTGAGGGGGGAGAAGGTCTGGAAACTGCAAAACTGTCTTCCCCAGTGAATCCCCGCTTTGCAAATAAAAAAGGAGTGCCGTACTTCCACCATCATTGTCAACCGACACGGAAAAGGGGAGGGGGGAGGAAGTGGGCTTTACCGCTCTGCAGGGAGCCATCTGAGTACTGTGTAGGAAAAAGTACCTACTTAAATTTTACCGAGCTTATTTCATACTGTCAATATGATTTAACGGAACTTTCAGTCAAGTTTTATCGCAAACGCTCATAGCAATTGTACGGTAGGGAGGTTGCCTTTTACATCCAATACAAAGAAGCAGCGGCAATGCTTCAAAACTACATTTGCCGCCGACCCCCACCGGGACGGCCTTGCCCTGGGATTATAACCGCACAAAAACACAAAAAAATCCCGCAACCCCTGTTGTTTCAAGGGTTTGCGGGATTTTTGCTCTTTCTCTGAGATGGCAATTGGACCACGGCCCGCGGACTTACCGGAACCTTATGGATTTTGGGAGGTGTATTCTTCGTGATACCACGCCAAAAACTCGCCATACATGCGCTCTTCTGCCTTCTTCCGGGCAGTGACGGCGTCTTCGATTTTCGCAAAGGTGCCAAGGTAATAGGTCTTCCCTTTAAACGTGATTTGCGCGACCCATTTTTTTGTTTTTTTGTTCAAATAAACACCATTATGACCGCTGGAGTTGGAGCAGATCAGCCGTTTTTCAGCATTCTCCAACATCGTTACGGACGTTCCATCCACGAACTTCATGTTGTCCTTGATAATGTTGGCCTGCAGGCAGCCGCAGCTTTTGGTTTTGCCGGATTGCAGCAGTGTCTGGTGGACGATTGTCGTGTTGCCGCAGTCGCATTTGCACGCCCAACGGTGGGCACCTTCCAGTTTGCCATAATAGTTTACGACGGTCAGCTGACCAAATCGTTTCCCAACATAGTCTTTCAAGGGAGGATGGCTCAGGCAACCACAGCTTTTTTTATATCCCCGCGTCAACTGTTTGCTGGCGGCGAAACATTCGCTGCCGCAGTCACATTTGCACTGCCAGATTGTACTGCCACCTTTGCTGCGCTGATTCGTAGGTTCCAGACATACAAGATGCCCAAAGCGCATACCGGTGAGGTCTTTTTGTCCGGGAGAAACCCTCGTAGCGCAGCCACAATCGGAAATCGTTCCGCGCTGAAGGGTGCGGGTATCCAACAGAATTTCTCCCCCACAGTTACAGGAACAGCGCCAGATCATATAGCCGTTTTTTCGGTTGTCCGTAGGTTCGGCCACCATTAGTTTGCCCACACGGTAGCCAACGGTAATTTTGGGGTAGTTGGTCTTTTGATTGCCCATCACTTCACCTTCCTCCCTTCTTTCTACCGCCGAACATGACCATGATCAGCAACACCAGCAGCATGGGTACTGCCACCAGCGGTGCCACGATCAGCGGCTCAATCTGCATGGCGTCGGCTGTGACACGGATGGTCTTTGCGATCTCGGCGTTCTCTACCCGGTGTCCCCGCACCAAAAGCCGGTGGCTGTTAACGCCGTAGGGCGTGCAGGTCACCAGTGTGCAAAGATCCTTGTCCTCTTCGATGTGCAGCGCGTCGGTTTCCTGGGGTAGGACGATCAAAATCTGGTCTACCTCATAAGTAAGGGTCTCGTCCAGAATGCGAAACAGGAAGGTATCCCCCTTTTCCAGCTGATTCAGGTTGGTAAACAGCTTAGCTGAGGGTAGACCGGTGTGGCCGGAGACCACGCAATGGGTGCTTTCGCCGCCCACCGGCAGGCTTGTCCACTCCAGATGGCCGATGGCGATCTGCAAAACCGCCTCGTCGGTACCATGATAGACCGGAAGGGAGACGCCGATGCTGGGGATCTCAATATAACCCATAACACCGTTGCCGCCCACATTCAAAAGCTCATCATACTGTACTTTTTGTTCGTCAGACAGGATAAAGATGTTGTCTCGGTTCCGCAGGCTCCGATTGTATTCTACCGCTGTCTGCCAAACTTCGGTATATTTGTCAGTGTCGATGTTGGCGACTTCTTCGGCGTAGGTGGCGATGGCTCGTGACTGGTGGAGAGAGTTCCAGTAGTCTGCCACCGTGGGGTATAGCACCAAGGACAGGCCAATAAGGAAGATAAGTATTAAAATGATGGTAGAAAGATGCTTCTTCATGGACTCTCCTTGATACTGTAACCGGGGAGGGTTTCCCCTCCCCGGTTTGGGTGTTTATGTGATGAAATCAGCTATGTAGTTTAACCCTCGGTGCCCATACGCTTCTTGGTGATCAGCAGGACCACAGCGGCCACGACCATGACGCCGCCCACGATGTAGAAGATGGTGGTGCCCATACCGCCGGTTTCGGGGAGCTCGGTGCCGGACTGGTTCAGAACCTTAGTTTCAACGGTGCTGTAAATCAACTTATCATCATCACCGGTAGTAGCACCCGTAATCTCAATGGTCACAGGATTGGCCAGTTTGTTATAACCAGCGGGAGCAGCAGTTTCGGTCAAATAGTAAGTACCAGAATCCAAGCCCTCAATATTGAAAATACCGGTGGCATCAGTGGTGATTTCAGTCACATGATTCTCGCCGCAATCGCCCTTAGCACAGACTTCATACTTATTGTCGCCCAGATTATGGAGCTTGAGAACAGTAGTGGCTGCATTGTCGGTGCTCAGTTTGAAAGTAGCATCTGCCAGCATGACTTCAGTGGCACCATTTTGGGTGTACTTCACAACTTTTGCATCCCAAGTGTAGGTAACGGTAGTATCCTCGGGAGTATAGGAGGGCTTATTCTCGTCACCATATTGCAATTTGACTTTATTGGTGTTTCCGTCCAGACCAACAACAGCGTTCTCATTCAGAGTGGCAGAGTATTCAACCACAATCTCCGTGCCAGCAGGCAAAGAAGTAATATATGCATTGTCAAATTTGACTTCAAAAGTGCAACTATCGGTAGGATTATCAATCACTTGGTAGTTCGCAGCAGTCACAGCAGTATTACCGCTCTTAACGGACGTAACACCATTATAGGTCAGGCCAGTAGACATGGTATCGTGCAGGATGTAGTTTTCGGCACCCTTCTGAACGGTGATAGTGGCCTTAAAGTTGACAACCTGATTGATGTCGGCATCGTTAGTCTCGCCCCAAAAGTTGTTGGAATCTTCCTCAACTTTCTTGGTAATGACGGGAGCTACGTTCTTTTCTTTGATGGTGACCTCTTTATCTGTGGTATTCAGAGAGCACAGAGTACCCAAGGTAGTGTCTACCAGATAATAACCTAAATCAAGGCCGGTAAACTCAACAGTAGCATTTACAGCAATTTTTTCACCCTGATTAGAAATGCTCTTTGTCTTGGCGTAAGCCTGAGCAGCTTTGGCAAAGGCTGCAGCAGTTGCATCATCTTCTTTAGCAGTCCAAGTTACATATCCTTGGGCGTCAATGGTCACATAATCAGCACCTGCACCAGTGCCAGTGACAAAAGCATACCACGGGCTGGTATTTGCAATTTTATAGGCATAGTTTTCGCCGCTAAAGCTTTCCAAATCAAAAATCTTATAAATAGTGTAAGTCTGGTCTTTAACAGCATTGTCAATGGTAATTTTACCATCGCCCACAGCCATTGCCGGCACGGCCAGGGAGAGCATGAGAACCAGGGTCATCAAGATCGCTAAAAACTTTTTCATTCGATTTTCTTCCTTTCTTCTTTCTCTATAACAAAATAATTTTTGCGGAAAAGTTTGGAAAAGGGGCCGTTTCTCAGCCACCGGTAACCCTCCTTCCTCTGTATCGCTGCCGGCGCAGCAGCCACAAACAGGGCATAATCGCCAGCAGGCCTCCACAGATCCAGTAGTTTGCCGCACCTCCGCCACCGGTCTCCGGCAGCTCATAGTAGAAGGTGTTGGTATACCTTACAACTTCTGTATTCATCTTTTCGATGGTTCCGGATACAGTTGCAGTTTCCACTCCGTTTACAGTCGTTATAAAGCTGTTGTCTGGGTTCGCTTCTGTAATTTCGTATTTTGCACCATTTGGCAGGTAGCGAACAATGATGTATTCTCCACCCCGCAGTTCAAAACTGCCTCCATCGTACAGAATAATGTCGGTTTTGATGACTCTTCCATCTTTGGCATAGCGAGTGTAAGAATACTCATCCAGCAGACGGTTGCCCGCAGCATCGGTAAATTTGATATCGAAGTGGTACTCCTTTTCCTGATCGACTACTGCACCAGCTACTTCTTTTTCGACTCGAAGGTGTCCGGTGCTCTGCTCAGGGGTGGCAGAGGAAACCGAGGGTAAGGTAAACTGCATATAGCAGGAAGAACCGGAAGCTCCGCGCTCAGTGTAGTAGAAGCTCAGGGTATGGGTGCCGGATGCGTCATCGTCGATATAGTCCCACAGGTTGACGTATTCACCCACGGAGGAGTGGACGCCGCCGATGTCGCAAATCAACTCGCATTTACCGTTCGGATGGGTCAGGAACACCCACATATCATCGTCACCGAAGAACAGGTATTCCAGAGGGCCAATATAATCTTCGGTCAGTTCAAAGTTGACCGCGTACTGCATACCGAAGTAGGCGTTGTGATCGATAGCGTCGTCACTCGTGGGGTTGTTTTCCAGACCATCATCGTTTTTCTGTTTATCACTAAGATCATAAGGAGCTCCAACAAAAGTTAATTGATTCTCTGTTGCACCAAACAGCATATCATGGCCAGAGGCATAGTTGTTTGTATAAGAGTGAGCTTTATCCAACGGCCAGAAGTCGTTGGCGTACATTATTTTAGTTTTGTTCCAATTAGTTCGCTCAGTAAAAGTATCCAGCCCACTGTCGATGACCGTTCCCGATTTGTCATATACCTTTTTCAGCGTATACGTATCGCCTACACGACCAAACTCCAACGTGCAATTCGGGAATTCGGTTTTTCCGAGAGCCGCGCCATCGTCAAATAGCTTTGGCACCGCGATTCCGTCGGCATATTGAATCTTCCCATTTGTAAGTGTGCTGGCGATACCGTAGGTGCAAGCAGTTGCGTTATTGGAATTGGCTTTGTTGAGAGTCTGACCATTCCAGCTATTGAGGCATAATTTAACTCGGGTGTTTGCGTTACCGAAGGCAAACTTTATGCCGGTAGATCCATAGTTTGTGTGGGAGTTGATACCTTCCTGGTCATCACCGGCAAAACTGTCAGACTTCATAAAATATTTCGTGCCAGCAGCTGCTGAAGAAACCGGAGAAGACTGCGCCCGTGCATTTGCTTCGGTGGTATACAGCTTGCCGTCGGTAATATCGTAATCGTAGAAATTAACCTTGTTTTGATAGTCGGTCTGTGTCGTGTCATAAACCAGTCGGATGATCGCACCATCATCAATCAGAATGGTCGTGTCGGATACCGATTCATCACGATTCGTGAAGTGGATCGTGTTTGGATTGTAAAAATTCCAATCCTCGCGATTCATACTTTCAGCAGAACGACCAGATTTCAGCATCCAGACTTCTTTTAACGAATAGTTTGCATTTTCGTATAAACGGTTGAAGTAGATCAGGTTGGGCGCAGTAATATATTCATAGTTGTGCTCCGCATAAACCTCAGTCAATGTGTTTTGCCGCAGAACCGTCATGTTGTTGTCCAGCCGCAAATACTTCATGGGGATGGACTGACCGTTTTTCGGCAAATTGCCACCTTCTGTATTAATAATCTGCAAGGTGCCACTCGTAGTAGCCGTATCGCTCCACTGAACACGAGGGATGTTGGCGTAATATTGCACCGTGAAGTGAGGGTTAGCGGTCGTGGAAGTGGCTACCGCAATCACATTATTGGTCACGGCGAAGGTCATGGTGGGAGACGGCGCGCCGGTCTCAAAGAAAGCAGTATCCGTACCGGTGATAGCCGTGCCGTCGGCCTGGATGACCGCCACTTCCACACCAGTCTCGGCCTCAGGCGCGGGGGTGGGGACTGCCGCGCGCAGGGAATAGGTCTGCACCGGCGGAGCCAGCAGGGTTTCTTTCAGGGTGATCTGGGCGGTCATGGCGCAGGCGGTGGTGTCCAGCAGATACTCACCGTACCAGAACTGAAGCTCCATAGCGGTGAGGCCCAGCAGGCCGCCCTCTTCGCCGTGCTCCTGGGCGGCGTCCATCAGTTGCCAGTACAAATCGCTTTCGTCATCCAGCATCTGAACGGTCAGAACAGGCTCGGGCAGAAGCGTCTCTTCCGACAGGACGGCGCCCTCGGGCAGAGCGGCGTTGCCCTCCACCGTGAGCACCATGGTCAGCCATTCGTCTTCATACACGAACTGTTCCGGCAGGACGATCTCGCCGGGAAGAGGTTCCAAAGATCCTTCAGGCTGGTTGCCGGGAATGCGGGCCAAGGCCAAAACGTCTTTGTCCAGGGCGAAGGTCTTTTCACGGACTTTGCCGTTCCATTCGAGGATGACATCCAGCTTACCCTTTTCAGCGTCCACTGCAGTGACAATGCCCACCCGGTTGTTGTCCAAAAAGACTATGTCGGCGGGGAAGGGGAGCTCGCCTTCAGCAAGTAGGTAATCAGCCAGTTCAGGATCCCAAAGCCAGTCGGAAGGGGTTTCTGCCAGGGGGAAGGGAATGTCGGCAGCCGACAGACAGAAGGCAATCAGCTTGGCGTTCCAGTCGCCATAAGGCACTTCATCATATAACGACGCCCACCAACCAGCATAACGGTTGTAATAGAGGATTTCCTCTTCTTCGGTGACGGTGTAATAGTCGGCGCTCTGTCTGTAATCCAGCTGCAAGCGGGCCACTTCCAGTAGGTCGTCGGCTGCAACACCGGTGGGCGCGGGCATGGACTCCAGCCAGAAGGTCCAGTCATCGGCGGGGTCGGTCTGGTCCCGTTTGGCGGGGTCCAGATTACACAACTCGGTGTGCTCATGCTCGGTCATGGTACACATGAGCATGCCATCCTCAACGAAACAGCCGTTTTCGGGTTTATGGATGTGTTTCGCAATGCCGCAATAAAAACCTTCGGCAATGAGCTGGTCGCTGGTGATTATGTTGTCCGTTTCTTTCTGAGCGATACAAACCTCGGTGTGTTCATGCTCCTCATAGTCACAAACAAGGACAGGTTCGGCGGTTTGAGCTTGGGTAATCACAAAGCAGGTATAGTCATGAATATGTTCAGAAATCTCCAGCAAACCGCAAACACAGGCGCCAGTCTGGTCAAAGCAAGCACTTTCGTGGGTGTGGAGGATCAGCTCTTTCTTTTCACAGTTCAGGACAGAAACAGCGTCTTCTCCAGTCGGCTGAGCGCACTGCAGAACGGGAGTGCAAACAAAACAGGAGTCGGTGTGCGCGTGAGGAATATTCTCTTCAAGGGCACAAGTAACCACACTTACAGTTTCATAACAAGTGTCGCTGTGGGTGTGGCCGTCGGTTTCTTCAGTTGTGCAGATAAGGGTACTGGTCGGCTCGGAGTAGCAGGTATCGCTGTGGCTGTGCCCTGCAGTCTCCGTCAGTGTACAGGTGAAATTGGAAGTGGTCTGGAAACAGGCGTCCGTATGGGTATGACTAGCAATCTCGGGTAAGACACAGATTGTGGAACCATCCTCTGCAAAACAACCATCGCCATGAGTATGACCTTCAGTTTCTTCTTGGGAGCAGATCTGAATAGTTTCTATGGTATAACAGTTGTCAGAATGGGTGTGGGCTTCTACCTCAGACTGGTTGCAGAGCAGAGTCTTTGTTTCCGTATAGCAGGCTTCCGTGGTATGGGTATGAGACTCTGTTTCAGGGAGCGAGCAGATTAGGTTTTGCTGCTGGATATAGCAGGTATCCAGGTGGGTATGTAAACTTCCCTCTTCCAGAGTACAAAGGAGCTCGCCATGCTGCTGGATGAAGCAGGGTTCATCATGAACATGAGGATGCTGCCAGCAGGCTTCGTCGTGAATGTGCGCTTTAATTTCAGGCAGTGAACAAACCAATTCACCGTTTACATCAAAGCAATCAGAATGATGTGTATGCAACACAAAGTCGGCGATACCGCACTTGGGCTCGCCGTTTTCGTCGTAACATTCGGGTGTATGGTTATGGACTCCTAAAGTGTCAGAGGTGCAGATCAGGCTGGATAGGGTCGTCAGTTCGGGCAGCTGATAGCATGCCTCTGTATGAAGATGAGATTCTTGGCCGCATATATACTCGGGTTCCATAGTAATAGCGGGCAGGATCAAAGCGTAAACGGTGCAGAAAACCACCACGGAGGCCAGGGCCATCGTGATTCTTTTCCAGATGTTGTTCCATCGGCGGCGCACTTGAAAATGCTTCGCCATGTTTATATCATACTTCTGCAAAACCCTGTCCTCCTTTCTCGAAAATAGTGGGATGCGGTATGATGAAATTCGGAGTAAAACTTAGGACGATTCGGCAAATCGTATCAGGGTGATGGGAGTGTATTTTCGATGGTTAAGAGGTCTACTTTTTTACAAAGTATAGTAACCCCAATTTTAGGTTATTATAGCACCGCCGGGTTACAGAATCGGTTATATTTAATGGGTTCTTTTTCAAAAAGTATAATTTTATCGGTTTGCAGTGTTAAACGATATATGTATAGCTGGTTTTAATGTGTTTTTCCCACAATGAATGAAGGTGGCAAGCATTGCTTACCACCTTTTTTTATTGCCGAAAAATCAAATAACCATTCAGTTAAAAAGGTCGGTCGATGATTTTTGCTTTTCGAGCCGTCCGATGAATCATGTCACATAGTCCAGCCAATGAGTCGGGTGCATCGTCCCATTTATTCTTCCCGGTCATGGTGAAGGCATGTAGGCACCGCATAAACGCTGCATATTCCGAGTTTCTGTGAGCTGCATCGCGGAAATAGAACTCGCGGATCTCCGGCGCCCGCTCAAAAATCCGTTCTTCTTTCCGGACGCGAGTGGAGGCAGCCTTACTCTGAATGTTCACCCGGTATCCATCTTCTCGCAGTTTATTATCAATCCATTCCCGGTACTCAGAAACCGTCTTAGTGCCTTCAAACATGGCAGAACCGACACTATTTCGCTTGAAAGCGGACACCAGCAGCGGCCGGGTGACAAACTTATCGGAGTTATCGTATACAACATCATGAATGTAGACATCGGAGCCATACTGATAGGCTATCGGTGAGCTGACATAATCGCCCCCGCCATAAGCCGGGTCAACAAAAGCAAACACCCGGTCAGGTTCCCCGTCTGGCAAGGTGCCGTTATAAAAGCGCATCATGTCCGGATTGAACAGTTGTCCGTTACGCTCTATGGGATTTCCCATGTATTGTGCTTCCCAGTCTGCGATTTGGCCGGCTTCCTCCATGGCCGCACGGCGCTGCTTGTATTGCTGGGTGCTCATGCCCTTGCCATATTCATAATCGAAGTTGGATTCCTCGTTTTCATTCAGGGCGGGAATATTAATGACAGTATACCGCACGTTAGCATAGTCTGGGTTGTTCTCCAGCAAGTCGATTTGCTTCCCGATGGGGTCTGCCAAGCTCCAGCGCGTACCTATAAACAGGATTTTTCCGCGGTCTCCGACCTGACGAGGAAGGAGGTTGTTCAGTACCGTGCTCCATTTTTTTGTCAGACGGTCAGGAGAAACGGCCTCTTCGATCCCTTCTACGAGGTCATCCCCGCATAATATCCCTTGACAATCGGCCCCGCCATTGAGCGCACCGTCTATGGAACGGCAAGTCAAAGTAGGATACTTTTTCTTTCTTCCCATATCCAAGCGTAAGTCCTGAGCATCAGTGGACGCCAGTTTTGCTTTTGGGAAGATCTCACTGAAACAGTAGGTGTCCGGGTCATTCAAAACCTCCAGAACACCGGTGTAAAAAGTCTTGGTTACATAAGCACTGTATGAACTGTATAGGTTCGAAACCTCTGGGTCTCGGCCCATAATCCACGCAAAGAAAAAGTTGACGATGGCGCTCTTGCCGATACGGGGAGGGCAGCTCAAAAACAACTGATCTATTTCATCATCGACCAACGCCTGCAAGGAATCACAAATGGGTTTCAACTGCTTGCGGCGTGGCTGATAGAACCTGTCCTGTGGTTTACGATTCCGCTCTAGGTATAGCATGAAGCTGTCAAAATCATTCGGCGCCAGCCACAGCATGATATCCCAATACAATTCCATAAACTCTTTTTGCTGGGGTTTGCCCCGGTGGGTACGGGTCTTTTCCGCTGCCAGGTTGCGCACCCGGCGTCCGATGGACATAGAATTTTCCGCTCGGGCCAAGTCAAAAATGCCTCGAACAATTTTTACATCGTTTGTGTCGGATGCGAATAGCCGCTCGATCAGATTGGCTCTGTCCTCCGTCATGTAAAAAACCTCCTGCTCAGGGCAATAAAAAAAGAGTGCCCCGGATTTCTCCAAGGCACTCAGGCACTAAGTTGATATTATATTTTACAGTTTTCCATTTAGATCGGTTGGAAATGACCGAGGTAACGCAAGCCCTTAATGGTTGGGTGCACCTGATTTTAATTGATTTCTAACTCTGGGGAAAAAGTCATCTTATACCCCAAGATATCCATTACATCAAACAAGGTTTTGACATTCAGTTCCGTTTCGCAGAACTGGGCAATATTGACCGTTTTTCCCGGCTCAGCTATCGGGTGGATATGGATCTGAAAACCCAATACATCCACGATGTCACTGAATACCTTCACAGACATACTGCCACGCCGGAGCCGGTTAGACATGGTGCCGGGAGAAGTATAGCCCATGGCTTCATTTAAGCGAGCCTGGGTCCAACCTTTCTGTTTCAGCATTGCATATATGATATCAGCACCGCTCATAGCTCTAAACGCTCCTTCTTTCTTTGTGGTTTCATTGTACCACTAAATACCAATCTTGTCAACGCTGTCGCTGCGTATTTTTGAAACGTTTGCCTTTTCGCTTGCTTGCACAGACGTGAACCTTTACTTTCTGCGCATAGCACTTAGCATCTTGGTGTTTTCTTTTCTGAGACACCCACAAGACCTTTTACCTCCGCTTTTCAATGCGTAGCTACTGGCAACTGTTGTGTTCCCGCAATCGCAAACGCATTCCCACATGACAGCTTTCTTTCGTCGCTCTTCCATTTCACGAACAACCATCAGGCGTCCAAACCGTTTGCCTGTCAGATCAATCTTTCGCGCCTGCCCGCGCTTCACCATATATTCTTTACGCAGACATCCGCAAGACCGTGATCGCCCACTTTTCAGCTGATAACCTGTTGCATAGGCGATATTTCCACAATCACACAGACATTCCCATAGCAAAGCATCGTTCAGCCGTCTTTCGCTTTCCCTGATCACAGTAAGCCGGCCAAATCTCTGGCCTATAAAATCCTTATGTGCCCGAGTGCTAAGTTTTGCTGCAAGCTCTTTTCTCAGGCAACCACAGGATTTTGTTTTGCCGTCGCGCAGTTCTGCACTCGCAATAAATGCAGTGATTCCGCAATCACAGGTGCATTCCCACACAACCGACCCATGTCGCCTTTCCTCGGTTGGCCGAATGGCAATAAGCCGGCCGAATCGTTGTCCGGTCAGATTTTTCATTTGCGTTTCTCCATCAGCTGCGTATTTCTGCCTTTTCGTTTATTCGCACAAGCGGGGCAGCCGCTCCCTTTTGCTCGGTTTTTGATATAAGCAAGCCATTCGTGACCACAAGAGGAACAGATCCACCAAGCCTTATCCTGGGTAAGGATAAACTCAGAGGGGAGGAGGGGGGCATTTTTTGTCGGGTGCCACTCTTTTGCAATTTCCGGATACCGTGTGGCAAAGTCATTGAACCCTTTCAGGAGCTTCTTGTTCGCACAATAAGGGCAGCCAAGGGGGGTTGCAGTTCTGCTATTAACAGTAGTGTTCCACTCATGGCCACGCGAACAGATCCACCACACCTTTTTATGACTTCCGGCCGAAACGGTATCTGGTCCAAAACCATTCTTTGTAGAATGCCACTCAGCAGCCAGTTGCGGATGCGTGGTCAATAGGTCCGTTTCTCCAACAATCGGCAGCCGTCCGACACAGTAGGGGCAGCCATCCCAGCGTGTTCGATTGGAGATATACGCTTCCCATTCGTGCCCCTTTTTACATTTCCACCATACTTTTTTATTGCTCCGAAGCGCTACACGCTCAGGAGTAAGCGAGCCATTTTTGGTGGGATGCCATTCAGCCGCAATGTCTGGATTAGCGTTCAATAATGTTTTCTTTATCATAAATAAGCACCATTATAAAAGTGATAAGAAAACGGCTCCGAAGAGCCGTTTTCTTGGGGAATATCAATTTACAGGGTCAACATACGATGCAGCCACAGAGCTACGGTGGCACGGGTGCCGGCGGTGGTGGGATAGGTGGTGGAGTCAGTCAGGATGCCCTTGTAAGCGGCCCACTTAGCGGGAGCCTGAGCATACTCGGGGACGGAGCTCCAACCGGCATAGCTGACACCATAGCCACCGGCGCCGGAATGGCCCAGCAGGTTGACATCATAGCGATACAGGAAGGCGATCAGCTGCTCGTGAGTCACGTTGGCAGCGGGGCTGAAGGTGGTGGCGGTGGTGCCGGTGGTGATGCCCTTCTCAACGGCCCACAAGATGGCCTTGTAAGCGTACTGATACTCACCGGAGTTCTTGACGTCGGTGAACTTGTTGGTGACGTAGGCAGAGGGCTCGGGCTTGCCGGCGGCACGCCACAG